GTGGTACACTTTCATTCTCTGATTTATTCCTTGCATCAGGTGGACTAATAAACTTCGCTAACGGCAACTCTGTTATCACCCATTCATCAGCAGTATTAACAGTTTCGACAGGTGATTTAAGGGTTACTACGGCAGGTACAAATGCTGCAAGCGTAGCCACATTGGACGGCACACAGACGCTTACAAATAAAACTATCACAGCATCTACCAATGTATTAGGTACTGTCACCATGACATTGGGTAGTGATGCAACAGGTGATGTGTATTATAGGAGTGGTGGAAGTCTTTTGACAAGATTGGCGATAGGTTCAACAGGTGATTCGCTAACAGTTGTTTCTGGCATCCCTGCATGGTCGCCAAAAGGATATGACCTTACAAGTCAAACAGCAAACGGTGTAACTGTAGGTTCAGGCGCAACGGTATATGCAGCCCCTTTCTTTGGAGGTTCTTTTAATGCCACCGAAGGAAATAGACAATTAACAATTAAGGTTGCAGGAACAGTTGGTAATTTATATGTCAGGACAAATTCAGCACAATCAGGGTTAGGTAGTTTGGTTATAACGGTAAGGAAAAACGGAGCAGATACAGCCGTAACATTAACTATTGCAGCAGGTTCAGCAGCAGCAACATTTAGTGATGTTGCTAATACGGTAGCATTTGCAGCAGGTGATTTGATTGGATTTAAAGTGGTTAATAATGCAGCCGCTACTTCTGCCAATATAATGGAAGTAGGTGTGTTTGTAAAATAATTTCAAATGGAACTTTGCCCCGATAAAACAAAAAGAGTTTATTGCCCTCCATTTGCAGAATACTCATGCTATACAACACATAGTGATGGATATTGGGCTATAAAAAACGGCATTGGAGATACGGTATATAAATTTAAAAGTGACGAAGAATACAAAACTTCATCACAATCAATGTGTGATGCAATACATGAAATGTATCTTTTGCTTTATCGTAAATATGATCTTCACAAAATAAAGAATGAACAATACTATATTAAGTCATACGATGAAGCAAACTTCCCACATAAAGCAATTTACAAAGGCTTTGAAGTAAAAAACAGACCTAATTATAATTCGTACACAAATTATTTTGGAGTTGGAATACATGATGCGCCTGTAACCCTTATTCGTGGTGACAAAAAAATAACCATATCAATAATGTATGTTTCATTTAAGATTGGGGACGAATTGGTTTTTGAAACCAAAGATGGGGTATTACCAAGCGATGAATTTGTGGAGAAATTTATTGCATAAATAAATAGGACATTTAAGTACAATCTTCAAAAATTTACTTATTTTTGTCATATCAATTAATGTTTTGATACACGAATTTCAGAAACCATTTCCGGTATTGTTACAATGCGAAAACAACCTTTGGCAAGAGGGTTATGCTATCTACGTGGAATCATCTGGAGCATTTGAGAACGATATTTTCACTTGTGTGCTATGTGACAGTGGAATAGTTAGGCATTATACTACAAATCAAATCAGGGTTCATAACAACGCAACATTTGGAATTAAATAATAATTATATGGACGAACTGCAATCGGAACAATTAGTAAGAATGGAATGTCTTATCACCGCTTTTGAACATTACAACACTTGCGTTGAAAACGGAATAGATACATTGTTCACACCATACGAATTATCAGAGCAAATGTACAAGTACATTATGGATAGAGAACTTCCAAAAGCAAACTTCAACTAATCATGACCAATAAAATTTGGAGTGACACACACAAGATGAAAGACACAAGACATCAAAAGGTATTTCCTTCAACAGAAACAACACAAACAGAACATTCAATACAAACAGTAACACAAGGTGGCTACACGAAGTTAGAACAGGCAGCTATAATGATAGCACAAGGGCTTGCTGAAAATCCTCTTTATGATGCCTACAAAATGAGCATCCCTGAATTATCAGTAAGCATAGCCAATGCAATCTTTGACATGACACAAAAGCAAGAGAATGAAAAATGACTTTAGATGAACTGAAAAAAAAATACACATACCCTGATTACATATTAAAATGTAGTATAGGAAATGAAGTTGCGTCTTTCTTTATAGAAAGACAAAGTGATGGATACCCTATAATACATACATTAAAAAGTTCAAAAGGAAATGTTTTGACACAGCAGCAAAAAAATGATACCATAAAAGGTTTTATAGAAAGCGTTTTAAAACACATGCCATTATGATGTTTCCTAAAGTTTTGGTAGGCTCACCAATTAATGAAAGAAAGGCATATTGCATGGATGACTATTTAACCAACTGTTACAACCTTACATACCCTAACAAAAAATTTTACTTTGTAGATAATTCAGAAAACAGAGATTGGCATGTTGACAATATAATAGCAAAAGGATTCGATTGTGACTATGTTAATCCTAAAGGACGTACAAATCAACAATATATCTGTATATCGCAAAACGCAATAAGGCAAAAAGCTATTGTAGAAAACTTTGATTTTTTAATGTTTATAGAGTGTGACATTTTCCCTAAAAAGAACATCATAGAGGAAATGGTTGCCTATAATGAAAAAGTAGTTGCTTGCAATTATTTCATTAGGCAACGTGAAAATTCACATTTGCTAAAGACTGAAATAGAAAAAACAACATTTGCAAATTACACTAACAGAAACATAAATGATGCAGAAGGGTTTTTGGATTACGTGGGGAACAAAAAAAGAAGTTCTATGTTTGGGTTTGGTTGTTGCCTTATAAGGCGAGATGTTTTTACAAAAATCAATTTTCATGTAAATAATTATGATAGGTCACACGCTGATACTCCATTCTATTTTGATCTTTGGGAAGAAGGAATAGAACCTATATGCCATCCTGAAATAGTTAGACACATGAATAGTTCATGGAAAAAAGTTTTAGACACATAAAATAAAAGATCATGGGTAGCCTTATCTGCATGGCTGTACATAGTACAGAAAAAAATGAAAGATTAAAATATACCAATGAGTGCTTACAGTCACTTATGGAAACTGTTGATTTTTCGATTCATAAATTAGTCATTAGCGATAATAATTCATCAATAGAAACCAAAGATGCTATAGGGTGTTTTCAGTATGAATTTGGCAAACATTTCCCACATGAAAACCTAACTGTGTTTTTTAACAAGTCAAATCTTGGTACAAGTGGAGCAATCAACAAAGCAATAAGATTAAGAGAATCAGGGCAACATATAATCAAGACGGATGATGATGTTAAGTGGCATTCAAAAGGATGGGTAGAAGAAATGGAGGATGCTATTCAAAGACAACCCTTAATAGGTGTGTGTAACTTAAAAAGGAATGATTTCGGTGAAAGTCCATTTGCTGAAAATCCTGATTACAGGACAAAACTATTTATGTTGCCACATCAAAAACACCAATCATGGATTGTAGTGGAAGAACTTAAAGGAAGCGGGATGGGTACGTGTCAAATGATAAATTCGGCATTGCTTGATAAGATTGGATATTATAAACAGATACCTCCTTATGGATGGGATGACCATTTGTTAGGTGTTAGGTGTACGATTGCGGGATTTAAAAATATCTTTCTCCCATACATACGAATATCTCACTTAGATACAGGTGTTACAGAGTTCGGTATCAAAACTGAATTTATTGAGTGGAAACAAAAAGTTGCTGGTGAAGTTTCAGGCGAAGTGGCGAAGTTGATAGATGGCTATACTAACGGCACAATACCCATTTATTTTGAACCAAATTTTGACGAATTAATATGAGAACACTAAAAGAAAAGTTGGCATTGCCTATTGTAAAAATAGACCTCGCTTGCGGGCTTAATCAGCATGAAAAAAATGATGACCACTATATATATATTGATGGTGACAATGCTGATGGGATAGATATTGTATGTGATTGGAACAGCTTACCGCTTGATGATGGCATTGCCGATGTGGTTCATTTTAGCGATGCAATAGAGCATATAAAGACATGGGAAGCAGATATTACTATGGGCGAAATAAACCGTATCATAAAGGTTGGCGGTATCTTTTTCGGAACTACACCAAACAGAGATTATATACTAAAAGCTGCATACGAGGGATTACAAGATGAAGAATGGCTGCACCGAAATTTGTATGGTGATGGAAATGGATTTAATCACACTCACTATCAAACATTTACAAAGAAAAACTTGCAACAATTTTTAGAAAAATACGGATTTGGTGAAGTTGTATTTGATAACATTGAATGGTGGATTTCATGGACTTGTAAAAAAATAAAAAATCTAAAATGAGCATACCATGTTTTATTATAGCAAGGGATAGAGTTACGTGCCTAAAAGAAATGGTTGCATATCTTAATCAACCACAGACAGGATGCTTACCTATCATCATGGATAACAATAGCAGTAATCCTGAACTAATAGCATACTATGACACTAATCCATGTATTGTTCATAGATTGACAGCAAATTACGGTAACTGTTCACCATTGTTTAACACCCCACATTGTATTGAAGGACACATAAAACCTGATTTCCTTAATGAATATGATTGCAAGAATGGATATATCCTGACTGATTGTGATCTAAAAATTGACCACATACGAACTAATTTTTTAGATACCTTTCGTGAAGGACTTAACAGATATTCATGGGCAACTAAAATAGGATTTCAATTAAGAATACATGATTTACCTGATACTGATATAGGACGTGAAGCAAGGGGATGGGAGAATGGTAATCATGCACCACACGCATACCTTGATGGAACAAATTTTATACGTGCTGCTATTGATACTACATTCGCAATGTATAGATGGATAGACCCACCTAATACAGCACTTGCACATGACTTTGATAAGTCAATACGTTGCGCTGATCTTGAAGCAATACACTTAGGTTGGTACTATTCGGAAAACAACCCGCCACCACCCGATGAATTGTATTATCTTAAAAACATTAACCATGACGGATTTACGCACTATTCAAAAATGACAAAAACAAAATTTACATGATACCATACATAGGGGATATATCTAAAAATGATGCAGAAGTTCTAAAGTTCTATGCTGAATTTTCTAACACCGTATTAGAAGCTGGGGTGGGTGGAAGCACACAGGTTATTGCCGCTTACTGTAAAGATGATTTTACAGCAATAGAAACGAATATAGATTGGATTCAAAAGACAAGAAAGAATATTGATATACTTGGTATTAATAAGCAAGTAGAATTTGTGTTGTATGATGAGTTCATGAATCGTGAGCCTGAAAAAAGATACGATATGATTTTTGTTGACTTGGTAGATCATCTTAGAAAAGATTTCGGTTGTTACTCTTTTGATAAACTACTTAAACCAGGTGGATTTCAGTTGTGGCATGACCAAAGAAGAACGGGAGATATTTTTAATATGATTGAAGTAATAAAAGGCTATTCGGCATTTATAGAAAGCGTACATATAAATTATCGGGAATCTAATATTACAGTTATCAGAAAAAGAAATATGCCAGAGGCATTGTTTTATGAGGATTGGAATGTGATTGAAGGACGTGAATCATGGAAGCAAGGATTTGGGGATATTCCAAATGAAGAACAAAATAATTTAAAAAAGCAAACAATATTAGCATTATGATAAATGATATTAAAATTACAGTAGTAGTATGTTGTTGGGCAACAGAGCATTTGTTCAAAAGGTCTATTGAAACGTATGCTAAACAAGATATGAAGCCGTCTGAATGGCAGTTAATAGTTGTTGACGACAACGCATTAGGTGATGTGAAAAGTATTATTAAGCCATACATGAACGATATTCAGATTGAGTATATACGATTTGACCACAAAAGAGGCATGAGAGGCAACGTGATAGGACTTAATACGGCATGGATGTCTGCAATGTCACCTATAATTGCAGAGAGTACACCTGAAACAATGTGGCAACCTAATTTGGTTAGAACGCTTTATGAATTGCATGAAGGACATGAAAAAAGATTTGTGTCTATGAAAACATGGAACTTTACAAATGAGTTGCAACTAAAAATAGACACCGTTGATTGGAAAAGTGATGTTGACAATTTGCAAAAAATAGATGGATTTAAAAATGATTGGACTTGTATGCACGAACATAAAACTAATTTCAGAACACATCAAACTTGTTCTATAAGAAAAAAAACAATGTATGAGATAACCAATGGTCGGTTATTGCCTTTGTATGGGGACTATGGTTCTGATGACCCTAAATATTCATCATTTAGAGAAAACAATGGGGTTGAAGATAAATTGGTCATGGATTTCATGCCGTATCACCAATGGCATTTACCGTTTAACTTTTTTGCTTCGTTAGGTCATGCACCGTTACTAAATAAAGATAACCATACCACAAGTAATTATATGTACGATAGTAGTGGAGAGATACCTGAGAATGGCACAAGTGGTATATGGGATGGTGGTAGTAAAGAGTTATTAGGAGAAGAAGAAAAAAAAGATTGGAGAAGGTGGGATAAAGTTTTTCTTGAAACAGGCGGTGATGAAAGATATTTAAAAACCACAAACTATTAAATCATGACAAGAGAACAACAGTTGTTTTTAGACCTTGCAAAGTTATTGGAAGTTGAAATAAAAACACAAACAGAACTTGATGGCAGCTTAACCATTATAGCACAAGATAAGATTGACCTTAATAAGGCGTATAAAAGTATGTTGCGCCCACAGATCGAAAACAAGATGAATATTGTTAAGCATTTATCACTAAAGTCATCAAAAGGAGTTGATGGTTTGAAAAAGTGGTATATGATTGATGAATATTTCAAACAGAAAAGAGAACTATTTGATTTGGAAGTGGAATATGCAACGTGCGATAATTATATTTCAAATTATTCACAGCATATTGAGTATGGAATGGTTCAAAAAAAGATAGAATTAGAGAAAGCGAATGAAGAATTACCGTTGCTAATTGAGCAAGCCGAACAGTATCTTAAATTACAAGAAAATATATTTGAGTTCAAAATAAATGCTATTCTTATAGGATGCGTATTTAGATACAAGGAAGATTTAACACAAATGTCTGATGATGCAATTATACAGTTTCATAAAGACATGGTTGAATATATCAGTTTCTTAAATAAGGATAAGGAATGAGATTATCTACATTTTCGATAAGATCAAAGAATTTTACCAATGACAATCACAGAAGAATGGAGTAGTATATCAATAGTAAATAAATCAGAAGATCAAACATGGTTCATCTTACGATTAGATTGTACTAAAGAGATGGAGAAAGCAGGTGAACAGAAATGTAAAGATCAGTTTGAACAGTTAGTGTTTGAGATGCGAAGGGTAATTGATGATAGGTTTGGACTTATAAAAAAACAATAAAATAAAATACATGAAAATTCCTGTAACCAATGAGGCATTGATAATGCTCGATAGTGAAATGCAGTCATGGAATGGTACGGCACTATACCTACTGTTAAATGGTAAAATATCAAAGTTCTATCAGGACAATGGTATTCGTATAAATTCTGTAAAGCAAAAGCGACTTGATATTATCAGGGAGTTCTTAGTTATCGAAGATGGTAAAGTGAAAACAGAAATGGTTGATGGAAAGGAAGAACCGATATTCATTGATACGTTGAGGAAAAAAGAATTTCAGGATAAGATGAATGAATTTAGTAAGGCTGAAACATCAATGGAAGTATGATACATGATGACAGATTGTTTTTTAAGGTTGCAAAGCATTTAGGGATAGATGCTAAAGACTTATCATCACTATCACAGATAGAAGTTAATAAGGCATACCTGATGTTGCTTAGTGAACAGATAGAAAATAAAATAATGCTTGTTGAACACTACACTAATCAATCACTAATCACAGAAGATGCCGATAGGTTGTTCATGAAAGATGACCTATTCAAACAAAGACGTGAACTACTTGATTTGTGTGTAGATTATGCAGCAAAGCAAAGTTACATGGAGCATCATAAAAACATTTCCTAATTGAAAGGAGCATACAAAATACGAAGTAAGGTACTTGACAACTTTTTAATTGACTTGCTCGAAGAAGGAAGGAAGGATAAGTTTATGCGCCTTACACCAAGTGAGGCAAGGATGGTTCAAAAGCCGAATTTCTTTGCTGAAAAAGCAACCCTTGACCAAAAATTAACCATAGCACAAAAATTAGGTAAGAGGATATATGTTATCATCACTAATGAGGATGCAGATATTAATGCTCATGAGTTTGCTAAAATATTTCGGTACACATTCTTTTCAGAAGAACGCAATGATGAAGCGATAGAATTTATAGATGAAAAAGGGGTGGTGGTGTTTGGCAGCGAATCAATATCACGTTGGTTGCAGCGAACAGAAATGTTTTTAAATTCTGATTTGTATGAGATAACCAAAGCGATAAAAAGACTAAAAGGGAAAAAGGTTGTCGCTAACTTTGGATTTCAAAATAGCCAGCATGAGTTAAAAGACCTTTTCATGCACACGATGATGAGAATGTTTTTTGCTTGTTTGAAGTGGAAGACGTTTTTAAAGTTCTATGCGATAAACGAAAAAGAGTTCTCTATCCTTTGCATCATTTGGTTATCAGCAAGACCTATGAGCAATGAAGGACTAAGGGCTAAGTTGGAAAACATAGGTGATGTTAAGGTTGCTGATGTACGATCATCATTAAAACACCTTGCATTGAAAAAATACATTCATGGAGTATCAAAGGAAGCAACCCATGTTAAAGGACGTGCATCACTTTGGATGCTTACAGATTCAGGATATGAGTGTATCAATGCTTTCATTAAAAAAGTGTCGCAAGACACAATGACTAACTTATATGAATAAGCCTAACTACAAAGATTCGCTTTATTATAGATTTGTCCATTCAGAAGGTATGGAAGGGGATTATATACATAGGATAGTATCAAATTCGTTTAGAAAGCAAAGGATAAAGAGTGTTTCCGCAAAAAACAATGAAACATGGATACAGATGCCTAAATGGATGAATGAATTGAATGGGACTGATATTAGTCCTTTGGAAATAAATCTTAATAATGATAATGTTATGTATTTTAATTACTTATCAATAGAAGGTAAGAATTGTATTTTATGGGTTGAAGAACAACTTGATAAAAGCATGTATAAATTTTTGCATTCACAGCAAATGCCTGAAATAGAAACGGAAGCAGATAAATTGTTACTTGAAATAATAAAACGATGAACACTACCTTTTACGAGCGTATTGTTAATTGTGGTGAAGATGAATCTTTGCGGGATATTTTCAATTCCTTAAACTTTTCAGATGGCTACGGCATCATTGATAGGTTGAAAGAAAGTGATGACGCAAAGGATAGGATAATAAAGTACGTGGTGTATTGTTATTCATATCAAAGTCCAATGCTTAAATCAAAGGACGTTACAGAAAACAAAAAAAAGATTTTACATAAGGTTGGATTGAGTGGTTCAAAAGTATCGGAACTGATAATTAAAAACCAAGATGAAAACATAAACTACTTCATACGGTGGTGGTTGGAAGTGAATGAAGATACCGATTGGGCTTTGTATTCAAGTGGGATGGATTTTGTTGCAGATCAGCTTTTGTTTGTTCGTGAAGGATTGCATATAACATACACAGGTGATGACCCGAAGAAAGCAGCATCATTTATAAAAAACGTAAAGAAAGATTCAGACCTGAAAGCAAAGGCATGGTTCAATGCTGATAAGGCAATAGAGAGGCTTAAAGAAATTAAAAAAGCACTTGACATAAGGCATGAATTTTTGGAAGGGGTGGTACGTAAGGACGTTCCTGAATTTTTCGAGGGAACAATAAATTGGGCTGAAAGACAAGCAAAGAAAAACAGAGAAAAACAATACAATGAAAGCCGTAAGAAAGATAGTAATACTGCGCTACAAAAAGGATGACATTGAAATCCTAAAAAAGCAAGGACTGATTTACCTTGTTGACAGCCATAACAACGCTGAAAACGTATGTTCGGTTGCGGAGATAGTAAGCACTAACCACCCCGATTTTTCAAAAGGAGATCAGGCAATAGTGTCTTTCAGGATAGGATTTGATGATGACATTCATGACAGGGGACAAAGAAAAGCAAACCAATATCTGATAGAACGAACAGACGAAGGAGATCATATCAGGTGGTGTGAGGAATACGATGTTTTCGGGGTGATGAAAAAAGGTAAGTTGATACCCAAGCAAGAATATATTTTTGGAGAGATACCACCACCGATAGATGAAAAGGTAGGACTGTTATTTATCCCTAACAGTTTCAGAAATCAAAAGACAGACCGAAGCAGTTACACCACAAAAGTAAAGGCAATCCATCCAACAACAGCAAAGGAAACAGGCATCAAAGTAGGTGATACGATTTGGTGTGAAACAAATAGCGATATAAAAAAGACTATATTTGACAATGAATTTTTGGCAATTCCTTTTCAAAAGGTTGTTGCCTATCAGTAGTTTATCTAAGATTAAAAAAACTTTTTTGTTATGACAGTTGCAGATTGAATTACAGTCATATAAGATAGAAATACCTGACCCACCTTCTAAGAAATATATCTTAGGACACGATAAGCACATTGCAGATCAGGTATTCACCCCTACCTATACTCTTACAGATAAAGAGTTTGACAGGTTAAGCCACGAACAACAAAGCGAGATAGTAGAGATAGAAAATGAAAGGTGTGCCAATGGGTACTATATGTACATTAATGGTAACGCTACGTATATCCCTCCCGACTTCCATTTTTGGATGAACTTTTATACCATTGATGGAAAGAAACCTGACTACATAGAAAATCAAAGAGGCGACTTTGTGTTTTATGAGTATGTAGAAAATGACAGTCAATGTTATGGTTCACTTGAACTAAAGCCAAGACGTGAAGGGTGTACTCATAGGAAGCTATCAAAGATGCTTAACAAAGCACGTCTATCTTACGATCAGCACTTTGGCATATTATCCAAGACAGGTGATGATGCACAGGAAATGAACTTTGGCAACTTAGTGAAAGCCTATGCACGTATGCCTATATGGATGAAGCCTACCATATCGGGTGAATTTCCACCTAAGACAACTTTAACATTTGCTACTCCCGCACAGAGGGCGACCATGAAGAATAAAAGTAAGTTTCAGGTATTGGGTGAAGATAGTCTTAACACATACATTGATTGGGCTAACACAAGTGAGATAGCGTATGACGGTTTCAAGCTGAAATATTTACTGTTCGATGAATCAGCAAAATGGACGAGGGCTGATGCCTACAAAGCATGGATTACACACAAGAAATGCTTAGAGGATGGATATGATATTATAGGTAAGTGTTGGATGCTAAGTACCATTGAAGGTGACGAGGACAAAGATGCAAGCGCAAAGAGTATTCAGAACTTCATAAAACTTTGGAATGAAAGCAATCCCAATGACCGTAATTCAATGGGTAGAACTTCGTCAGGGTTATACCGTTGGTTCATCCCTGCACAACTAAGCAAAAGAGGTAAGTCACCACTTACAGGAATACCACTTGTTGACAAATACGGTAACGTAGATGAGGCAGAGGTATTGAAGCTGATACAGATTGAGATTGACAGCAAGAAAACACCACAGGAGAAACTACTTGTTCGCAGACAGAACCCAAGAACGGTACAAGAGGCAATTTCAACAATAGGTACAGGAACGACCTTTGTAAACATTCAGGAAAGACTTGTTGAACGGCATAAGTTTTTAGAGAACTACAAAGGCACACCCGAAAGACCTTTAAAATACAGGACAGGACGACTTGAATGGTTGAACAATGAAAGGTTCACCAAAGCGGTATTCAGGGATGACCCAAGTGGACTGTTCAACATAGCCTACCTACCAAACATAGCAGGTGCAGGGATGGATAACAAGGTAAAGGAAATTACCGATGGACGGTTCATGCCGTTTAGTGATAGCCCATTTGTTATTGGACTTGACCCTATTGAATATGAAGAAGTACAATATGGTGATGGGTCAAAGGCGGGATTTCATGTGAAATGCAAGTACAATATTTTCAACCCCGAACTAAGCGATGTGTATTGCCTTGAATACTTAGGAAGACCTGATATTCCTTCATTCAGGGAAGATTTGTATAAGGCAATGTTTCTTTATGGTGCAAGGATTAACGTGGAGAGGCAAGCATCAAAAGCACTCTTTGAGGCACTTGAATTAAACGGTATGAAGTCCTTTATCTTAAAACGGCAGTTGTCATGGAACAAGAAAACCGATAAGGATAAAAGTCCAGGCACTCCAACATCACCACGTTCCATTCAGACAGGACTTGAATACATTGAAAACTACTTTTCACCACCCAACCCCGAACTAAACGAAAACGAGAAAGACAACCTTGAATACTTTTGGTTTGACCGTACACTAAAACAATGTATGGATTATGATATTAGAGAAAAGGTTAAATTTGACCTTGTTTCTTCGATGATGCAGACAGAATTTGCATCACAGTTCTTAGGAAAGCGGTTCATTTTAAAGGCAAGAGAGCAACAAGAAAACAATCTAAGGAATCCAAATAGAGCAACACTAATTGATTATTTATACCCTGTTTACGTAAATGGTGAAGTAGTCACCCATAACAGTTTAAAAAATGATAACAACGCCAGACCTCACCGCAGGACAGCCCTTCAACGTCAATGATTGGAAAACACACCTTATTGACCCTGAAAAAAAAGATGCCGTTTGGGGTAAGAATATCTTTGAGGTAAACAAGCCCAATCTAAGGACTGCCTTTGCCTCAAGTGGATTTATTGGCACGTACTCACTTGACTTCGAGATGATACGTCAATATGCTAACGGAAATCAGCCAGAAGCAATCTATAAAGTACAGTTTGACCCACAGGATAAGCAAGCAAAATATACAGGGCTTAATTGGGGTATTGCGCCGATTATACCAACACTTCGTTCAAGGGTGCTAAAGGAGATGGCAAGTGTGCCACAGGACGTTCTATGCGAGGCTATTGACCCGATAGCTAACAGTAAAAAGAACATGGACAAGTTGAGGCTAAAGGCTGAACCGATAGTAAACAAGCAACTCAAGAAGTTTGCGTTAAAGATGGGACTACAGACACCCATGAAAGCAAACTATTCAAAGAAGATATTAAACACACCCTTTGACAGCAGCACCGAATTTGAAAGTGATGAAGAAATAGACTTGCTGATGAGTAAAGAGGCAGGGTACTATAACTTCAATGTGGAGATGGCAAATGAGTTAGCTATTAAATCCATACTTGAATACAACAACTTTTCAGAACTTTCACTATTATTAGATAAGGATGCCTTTGATTATGGGATGTGTGCATACCGTACCTATATGAATGTGACAGATGGGATGCCTACGTTTCAATATTTACGCCCTGATAAAATTCATGTCGGTGGAAGTAAGTACGCTGATTACAGCGATGTTAATATGTGGTACTACCCTGTTCCTGCCACCCTTGCAGACGTGAAAGATTATTTTGGTGATGACATAACCGAAGAAGATGCTAAAGCCATTTGGGAACAGTCAGGAAAAAGGCGACCATCTGATATTTCAACCTATCCAATAGGCTATACAAGTGATTGGAGGCATTGGAACTACGGTGATTTAATGAAGATTGAAGTGGATATGTTTTACTTCGAGGTAAAGACACAGGACGTATTGACCTATGAAGAAAGCATCACTAAGACAGGCGGTAAGAAATTAAAGAAAAAGCCATTTGACTATACCCCACCAAAGGACGGTGAAAAGAAATCCAAGAAAAACTTTTGGGCAGAGGTATGGTACAAAGGGTACTACATAACAGGGTTAAGCAGGGTGTACGGATGGGATAAAATCAGTAACATGCAAAGGGAGAAAGGCAAAGAACAGTTTTGCAAGCCTACCTTAAACATAAGAAAATATGCCGAAAAAGGATGGACTGAATACATGATTACATGGGCTGATATGTTTCAGTTAAACTATCTGAAATTACAGCATGAAGTTCTAAAGGCAAAACCTAAAGGGTACTTTTTTAATTGGGATGCGATAAGCCAACCATTCATAGGTAGCGATGGTACTATTTCAGCCGTTGACATGATTAAAATGTTTGAACAGACAGGTAGCGGACTTTATCATTCGATGGATGAATCGGGCGAACCACTCATGGCTAATGCAAACGCTCCACACATGCCAGCCGAAAACGGTATCAGTGTAAACGCAAAACAGTATGCAGAGTACATGGCATTTGCCTATAATCAGATGGCAGAATGTATCGGCATGTCACCCACAGCAGAGGCGGTAAATCCTTCTGAAAGGTTAGGGTTAGGGGTACAACAAAATGCGATGGCAACAAGCAGCAACGCAAGGTTTTTGCTCATTGACGGAAAGCAGAAAATGATGGTAGCCAACGCAAAGTATGTGTCCTATTGCTTACAGGATATTGCAAAACACAACAAAACAACATGGGAAAAGATAAAAGCAATGGTAGGTGTATATAACACCACTATCATTGAAAGCATGGATGATATACCATTACATGCCTTTGGTATCTATCCTAAAGACGTACCAAGCGAAGAACAAAAGAACTTCGTTAATCAGATTGTGTTACAGTCATACAACAAACCTGTTCCCGAAATAGATATAGAGGACGTTTTCAATATTTTATTTATGAAAAACGTGAAATTGGCTATTCAGTTGTTCAATATGAAGCGTAAGAAAAAGCAACGTGAGTTAAGCAAGCAACAGGAACAAGCAATGCAAATGCAAATGCAACAAATGCAAATGCAAATGCAGCATAACGCACAACTTGAAACAAGCCTTAAACAAATCCCTGCATCAGCAAGTATTGAAGTGGCTAAAATTCAAAGTCAAGTTGCCTTGTTGATTGCGAAGATGGAAGAACAATCAGATACGCAAAAGAAATTGATAAGTGAAATCAATAAGGCTAATATCAAAGATAAAGAGATGATGAACGAGCGTTTTTTGCAACAAAATGAGCCGTCTAAAAATGTTGCATGAAAATAAATTTGTTTATTTGAAATTAACTTTTTTATCTTTGGGTAATTGTTTATCTACTAACTAATAACCTTTTTATATGCAATCAGTTTGCTTACTAAGGAAATTATTGAACAATCAATAGCAGGAATACCGAAACAAACTACGGTAACTGAAACCCCTGCCGCTACCCCTGATCTATACGAAGGTGTTAAAAATGTTCATGTTGACGTTCAACCTGCAAAGGAAACGAAAACTGGAACAACTGCCACAGCAGATACTCCTCAATCCAATTCTGATTTACAGGCACTTTTAAAAGAACTTAACATTGGTTCAGTTGATGAACTAAAGAAAAAGTTTACTACCCCTACGGAAGTAAAAGAGCCAAAGAAATCAAAGGAACAGGAACTAAGTGAAGCCCTTGACTTTGGTGTACGTAATCAAAAGTTGAAACTCGAAGATTACAATAAAGCCGTTCAGTTGCAAGGCATCCCGCCTAAAGAATTGGTGTTTAAGAAATTTTCCGAAACGCTAAAAGAGAAAAATCCAAAGATTACGGACGAACAGATACAAGCAAAGTTTGACCGTAAATATGGAGAGGAAGTAGAAAGTAATGAGTTTGACGAAGTAGGCAACCCAAAAAAGATGATAGCCTATGACGAAGATGAACTGCAATTTGAAGCAGAAAATATAATCAAGCAATCATGGCAGCCTATTGAGAGCATCAAAAAGGAATACGCCACACACACCGAAACGCAAAATTTTGTTTCCAAAGTACAAAAGGAAGCATCCGACTACGCATCCCAAATACCTTCCACAATCAAACTGTCAATAGGGGAGGATTCTATTGACTATGCCATTGATGAAAAGACGAAGGAGAAAATAGCCGATGAATTTAGTAAGGCTTACATCTCAACACAGATTTATTTAAAGGACAAAGGCAAAACAAATGAGAATTTTAATTTTGCCGCAACCCTTGAAAATGTAGTGTGGGGAGTAGCACGAAACAATATCATAGGCATCTACGCAAGCAATAAGGCTGAACAAACAAAGCATGAAACGCTAAAGCCCTTTGCTAATGCCGTAACCCAACCCTTAGAAACATTACGTCCCGATGCAGTGAAAAAGCCAATAGAAACTATTGAGCAAATCGCTGATCGCTTCGCTAAGAAACTAAAGGGTTTCTGATTATCTATTTTTCTCTTAAAAGTAATCACAACTTAAAATACAATGGCAAACCAAGTAGCCGACAATCTTACGATTGTTAATTCGATTTACTATGCTTTGGTGCATCCTACACAGGTTCACGCAGCATGGAACAGGGCAGCTTTCTCTGCATACGGAAAAAATACCCTCACAGGGTGGATGCAGATGAACTCTAAGCGTGTCCCTAAACCTGCAATGTCTTTCTTACACAATGAGAATGACAGGTTGCAGCTTCCTATTCAGGTAGGCGCAGCAAGTGGCGCAGCAGGAGCAGCCGTTTCAGTAACTATCACAAGTGCTGATTCATACCTCAATGCAGGTGCTTACGACCCTACACAGCCTGGATATAAACTGTTTGACGGTGTCAACACATACACCATTTCAGCAGTGAATACAGCCGTTGCGTATGCTCACGTAATGACCGTTACGCCTGACCTTTCAACGGTAGCTGTGAACTTCGCAGCAGGGCAAACGCTGTTTATCAACAAACAAGTGGCAGTACTTGAAGGTTCTTCTGCTTCTAAAAACTCTCTTTGGGGTGATGGTGTAACATTCACTAACTACCTACAGGAGTTCCGCAGAGATATGAACTTTACAGGTCAATCCCTTGCACAGTTCTCACAGGACGTTACGTTCTTCGACTATCAAAATCCGTACACAGGCGAACCTGAAAAGGTTTGGAGCAAAGCGGAAATTGATCGTGTGATGCTCGAAATGACCAACAACAAAGAGGTCTATTGCATCACAGGACAAGCGGTAACAAACAGCGCAGTAAGTTCCGTTTACGGTTTGGGTACTACAGGTGTAATCCCTGCTATCAAAGCATGGGGTAACATTAAAAACTATTCCAAAGCCGCAGGATGGCAGATTGCCGACTACGAGGACATGACGATTGTTATGGAAAAAAATAACAGCGTTGACGAATACCTCGTTTGGAACGGTATTGAACTGTCAAATGACCAACAACTTGCCATCAAAGATTTCTTCCCTAACGGTGCTATCACTTACGGAGCATTTGGTTCAGGTGGAAAAGAAGATGCGTTGAGTTTCGGTTTTGATTCGTTCAGAGCCTTCGGACGTACCTTCCACATGCACAGAATGGAGATTTTCAACCGCCCTGATTTCTTGGGTGCAGCCTTCTCCACAAGTGGTTCTGACTACATTGGTTCAGCAATCGTACTTCCCGCAGGTAAAGCGACAGGTGTAGGTGGTGGAAACAACGACTACATTCAGGTGGCAACTTTGGAAGGAAATGGATTTGACTACGGCTACGACCATTGGGTTGTTGACGGTATGGGTTGGTTCTCCGGTCAAAAAGAGTTCCGTCCTACAGACCAAAGAGTAGTTCAGTTCTGTTTCGCCGATGCTTACGGTGTGGAAGTAAATGCTGCAAAGCAGTTGTTCTACATTCAGCGCACGAACTAAACAATTTAAACCAAAAAATAGATTATTTATGACAGCATCAACGATGATTTTCGATACGGCAATCAACCCCGAAACAAGTCCGTACTCACTACAGCGTGACCCGACAAAAAAGATCATTGACAACATTGAGTTCATTCCTGTGACAGATACCATCTTTGAAAAAGATGAAGCAGGAAAGCGGATAATGAAAAAAATCCGTTACATGGCAGAACACAACTCAATATATGTCGAAGATCAGATAAAGTCAGGTGTATCGCCAAAGTACGGTATGGGATTAAGTGGGGAAGAAAAGAAAAGCCGCAGCGATGTTATCATCTTAGAGAGAGGCAAAATTACGGTTGACGGTGAAATGAAACCGAACCTTGTGGAGTACCTTCAAAAGTGCAACTTCAATGGTTCAAACCCCAATCGTGACCCTAAGAAAACAGTCCTCTTTTATTACAATGATGTGAAGGAGAAAGCCAAAAAGGAATACAGCAAATACAAATTGGTTGATAGGGCAAGGTCATTGGTTGCTTCACTTGAAGGTAACACCCGAAAGTTGATAGACGTAGCAATGTCCTTGCATCTTGATACCAACATGACAGAAGATCAGTTGCTGCTTTCCATGCGTAACAAGGCAGAATCAGACCCCGAACTAATCATTGGCATCATATCAGAGGACAAAGCAGAGATAGACCTTATAGTTCATAAGTGCCTTGAATATGGCATTATTGAGTTCACAGGGTTTGCTTACCGATACCCTAATGCAAAAGAAAATATCAAAGGCTTTTCAGGAAAACAGAAACCAGAGATAGCGTTTAAATCTTTTGTAAAATGGTTAGGTGAGGATGAAGGACAGGGCGACCTCGCAACTCTAAGGAAGCTGATTGACAGGCATGAAAAAAAGTTGGCTGAAAAAGCCGCATAAAATCTTATCTAAAATTTAATTAAAACTCTAAATTCCAACGACAATGAGTTTAAGAATAAAGGCGGGCATCCTCTTAAGAGATGCACAATATTATGGCGCACAGACTACTATCCCGTCTGATAACTTTGATGTAGAAAGAATGACTAACATTCAGCATGGATGGCTTGAATCGTCAGGCGGCACAAGTGGCTTGGGTTCACCGTCCTATGTTACGTCCTTTACTGAATCACCAACGGCACATACGACAAGTGCAAAGGTGGGAACACAGTTTTTCTATCAGGGTAAGTTCAATCAGATGGTGAGGTATTTCGTTTCCTGTAATAGTGCAGAGTTTGAAACAGCACTTAGCACAACAACGAATGTGAACGTCTTGACAGCACTTGCGGTAGCAACAGGTTCAGGATACACACGTCAGAACTAAGAGCCATAGATTGTTCATACATTCATCAAACACAAGAGAGGGTAATAAACTGCCCTCTCTTTTAAAACTTTCCTTCGATGGCTGCTGTTCCTATCAATAGTGCTACTACTAACTATTTTGATTATAGCGTTAGCTACGACTACTCAACAAGGCAGGTAACAATAAATGATACTTCGTCTTATGTTGGTGGTGGTGCTGCAAGTGTTGACCCGATAGCCTTTGTTATCACAACACCTACGCTGATTACTTCAAGTGGTACTATTACCCCTTCTGCTCCTGTTGCCTTAGTAAAGAACATGGGACTGTTGGGGAATACTATTGTAGTAGGTACTTATACCGTCACAGGAACATTTACAGATGCAGATGATAGCGTCTATACACTTACCAAAACAACCAACCTTTGCTTGCCTTATCAAGATGCTACGGCATCAGGGGCTAACGGCACAGTAACATTAGGGTGGACGGTTCGTTGTATTGACAACCTTATCATTGTTGCAGATCAGACAAGTTTTGTGCTTACCGTAAATTCAACGGTTCTCACAGCAAGTTCAAAGACTTACGGCATCACTTGTGTTAATCCATTAGGTGTTGTCATTGCCGATGACAGGAATATCCCGCAGTTTCAGATTACCCCGATAGTAAACGGTTCATACGCTATAACAATAGATGATGATGCGACCTTTACAGTAGGTGACAGCGTTACCGTTACAGTACATTTTAAGCTGACAGGGGCGACAAAGAAAGCACAATGCAATATCAACCTTTGCGATGTGTATTGTGCCGTAGATAGCGTTTATATAGCATGGAAAGCGGTAAAAGGTACAGGTTCAAATACGGAACGTGAACTTTATTCAAAATGGACACAACTATCATTACTCATAGGACTTGCACAAGTGGCAATATCATGCGGTAATGACCTCGATACAATACTTACTCAAATTGAAGCCATAAGCGGTGTTAGCTGTCAATGTGGTTGTGGTATCACTAATGTAGATCAGGGTGTCAACGTAGCACTCGGTCAAAACATAGTAGTACAATCAGATGGTGGAGATATAACAGTCAATTCCACAACAGTAGGTAACACAACAACCTTTGGAATAAGTGATATTACCTATGTAGTAGAGATTGGCGCAGGTTCAGCCGCTTACCTCACAGTAACAGATGATACGGTAGGTGATACCACAACATTCACTATTGAATTTGACCTCGCAGAACTGAAAACAGCACTCGGAAACATAGTACTGTTCAATGACCAAACGGCATACCCACTTACCAACATAGGGCAATTTAATTCATACGCAATATCAGCAGGTGAAATAGAAAATAACGGAGATCAGGTTGTCATTGATACATTCTTCTACTCATCCGCTTCCGTTGCTGATTCACCTACCGTTGCAATACAGTTAAATGGGGTTTCGGTGTGGACGTATGCAATGCTTAGTGGAATACTCGGTGTAAAAGTTCAGTTCATCATCAATAGGGTTAGCGCATCATCTTCAAAGGTGACGGCTGATTATATTGTGTATGCAGCACCTACGGTAACAGTATATCCCGCATCAAGTCCTTCATCTGTTTTCATCATACCTACCACACTTGCTATTGACTTCACTTCGGCACTTACGGTAAGTACAAGGTTCACCGTTGATAGTGCTACTGCAATAACAATGACCAATGCAGGGCTTACAATTAAATATTTCCGTTTACAAACGTAACTGAATGAATGGCTCTCAACGTAAATACAATTTTTACATATGTTCAGCAGGTAGCCTTCAAGGACATTTCTACAGGCTATCTTGACCCTACCCAATTCAATACCTTTGCTAACATGGCAAACGTAGAGTTGTTCGGTAAGTATGCAGCCATCTATCAGGACACACAAAGAGTAACAGATAAGATTAAGCCGTTCATCAAAAAAAGCACACTTGCCGTTGATGAATATGGTCACATGGAATATCCCACAGACTATGTAGATAAAGTTGCCATACGTGCCTATGATATGGATGCGATGAAGGCAGCAGCAGCCGTAGCCACAGAACAAGACCCAATCAACTACTACAAAATACCACAGATACAGGTAAAGACTATTGACAACAACAAGTTAGGTGCAAGGCTTACCTCAAATGTGGTACTACCAACAAACAAAAGACCGATTGCCGTATTCTATGATGACTTCGTGCAGTTTTATCCGATAGACACAAGTGCAGCATTCTTTGAATACCTAAGACAGCCTGATACCGTTGTTTGGGGATATACCACAGCAGCAAATGGACTTGAAGAGTATAATTCAGCGACAAGTGTAAACTTTGAATGGGATTGGATGATGACCAATGAACTTGTGGCAACGATATGTTCATACTTCGGAATTTCAGTAAGGGAAGAACAGTTAGTACAAGGCGCACAGATGATTAAACAACAACAGGCATGAAGGCTACACAGTTAGCAGAAGATATTTTCAGGATTTATTCAGGTGGTGACCCCGCCGATGAAAGCGGACTTGAACTTGCCGACTTCGAGGATGCCGTTCAATCAGCAAGGGCATTTAAGATAAAGATAGACTATTGGAATAGTGCAAGGGTGGAAGGTGAAAGAGTTATCAATCAGTCCTGGCTTGAAAATTTCGATAGCGTTCCTGTACTTCAAAACGCAACAACAAAGGCTTACTATTCAGTACTTCCAACACAGGTATTTGGAGATTTGCCAAAGGGTAGAGGGTTGTACCTTATTTGCCCGATACAGGATTTCACAAGTCCTTTCATGCCAATGACCATAGGTGAACAATGGCTATTTTCTACACTACCACAGGATAAGACTATCAGCTATTTCTTTGATTCAAAAAATGTAACATACGTAAGGTTTGACCCTGATATAGAGTTTGTGTTCATGTCATACATACCACTAAATTCAGATTTCATACCTGATGAAGTAGCACATGAGATAAGTGAGTTGGTACTGAATAAGTTTTTGAAACCTAAACAAGTAGGAGTGTTACTTGACAAGCTAACGAATAATAATCCAAATCAGGTAGAAACAAATGTGGGCTGATAACAAAAAACCTTCGCAGTTTGTAACGATTGATGATTGCATCAAACTTGCCCTTATTAATATAAACGAAGAAGGAAATCATCTATATAACCGATTCAAAGTATGGTGTATCAATGGATATGAAGAATTAGGATATGATGTGTTGAAGCGGTACAAACAAAAATATTTGCCTGTCAATACAAGTACTAAAACGGCATTACTTCCTGATGACTTCGTACAATGGCTAAGAGTTGGTGTTATCAATCAGGGTAATGAGATTCAGGATTTAGTGGAGGATAAAAACATTGTCTTTACCCCAATAGCAGAAGAAGGATGCGACCCTGTACCTCATTGTAGTTGTGGATGTACAGACCCACTTTGTGCAGCAATAAGCAATGCAACAACAACCGAAGAAACAATATCTATTCCTATTCCTAATTACACAACATATTGTGATTACAATTATGCTTTTGATGCGCCGATTGAAGGTCAGTTTCCATATAATGTTACGATTGTAATTAATGGAGTAGTAACCGATGCGGAAACTATTACTCAACAATCCGATTTAGATACTTTTTTTTCAGATTTAGGTTTTACAAAAAACTCTAATACTGATTATTCTAAGTCAAATACATCTGACGTATATGGAAATTTAGTGTTTAATGGTGACTATTGTATTAATGCCACTGTTTCTACCACTTTATTATTTCAAACTTGTACATATTCATTACCTTCGACAATTAACTTCAATGGAATAGATATAACATTAGGAGGTGTTTTATATACATCTGCGGATGTTTTCACAAGTGTTTCTCAAATACTGTCTTTTTTAAACTCTGCAAATAATGGATTTGGTTTTTTTACTAACTCCTTTAATTTAGTTTATGCAAAGGCATCTACAGCAACGGCTACTTATTTTGGAACTATGAATGTTGATACTGCGGGAACTCCTGTTGCTGTTCCTGCTGGTGCATACGTTAATAATACAGGTAGTCAGGTATTTGATTTGTCGCCATTAACATTTCCATTAGCAAACGCAAGCATTATAATAGATGGGGCAACACATACTAATAATTCTACGCTTGCTAATGCTACTGCAATGGTGGCTTGGCTAAATGGATTAGGCAAAGCTAAGTTTACTCTTGTTATAAATACAATTACGGTAAGGCATGTAAGTGCTAACATAACTCCCGTATTCACATTTCCAACGGTAACAGTAACGATCACTACTAATGGTGTTCCTAATGTGTATTCAACTCCAACTAATAGTCTTGCAGAAATAGTGACATGGTTAAATACGCAATCTTCAGGTGCTTTTGGAACTGATGGAACAAAAATATACGCAGTAGATAGTACAGGGCAAATTGTATATACATCAATGGGTGCAACATGGTCAGGTGGAAGTGGGTCAACCTCGTTTACATCAGCTAATCCTAATGGAGCATTATTTTATATTCAGGGGTTAGAGGGATGTGTTGACCAAACCGATACTAACAGTGTTACTCAAAGCGGGTGTGAATCAGTAGTAACATCATACACAAATGCAGATTATACAAAAACAACAACTATTTGCACCAATGATGACGGAAACATAGCAGCACGTATTTGTGAGCCTGTAGTAACCAACCCACAGGAAACTTGTACCTATGTGATAACTTTCCCACGTACATTATCTGTTTTAGACAATCAGCCATACACCAATTTCTATTTTACAAAAAACAATCAGACACTAACAATAGGTGATGTAACCGATAGCACCGAACTTACAAGTATCATGACGGCTAACGGATTTTCACTTACGTCAAGTGGCGCAGCATCAATAGTATATACTAAAACATTGAGTGCTGATGTGTGGGATAGCGCAACATTTACCAATAGTGCCAACACCATTACTTCAATAGACTTTGTTCAAAGTTCATGTGCCGTACCTACACCTGTTGTTGAAACAGTTTGCTATGATACCGTTATTTGTGAAACAGAAACAGCAGAATGTGGATGCCCAACACTAAACAATGAAGTAGTAAATACTATCCAACAATGGAGTACGCTATTCAATGAGTTTATACAAAGGGATTTACATGGACTTGATTGGCAGCAGACATTCAAACAGCCTCTTTCATGGTTTGGTTATTTCAATATCAACACAGAATTAGGCGTAATACAATTTGACAATCACTATCCCTTTGATACCGTTTACCTGCAATACTATTCAGCAAATGAAGTGAGTGGTGGTGAATACTTAGTGCCGATACTTGCAAGGGAAGCACTCGCAGCATACATGGTTCATAAGTACACCTTTCATAAAACAAATATTTCAGGTTACGATAAACGAGCATACCAAAGAGCATACTACAACGAAAAGAAAAAGTTGCATGAGAGGATGAACCCCGCAAGGTTTGCAGATATAATGTCAGTGACGCGAATGAATCCAAGACCATAGTAAAATGATTTTGTTAAGGAAGGGAATACCGATTGAAGTATTAAACGAGGTAAAGGGATTAGTAAATATCGCTGATTTAAAAGGAGAGTTAGCAGACCGTTTAACTACTATTCACAACGAATACATAAATAAGCCTGTTCAAAGATCGGATTGTAAAAAATGTGTTGACAAAGCACGTTCTAACATAATAGATTTTTTGAACCAGATTAAGTGATGGCACAAAGAGGCAAACAGGTTGTAAGACCGTTAAGGGTGAATACGGATTTGGCTAACGAACTTTTGCCTTCCGAATACGCCGCCTATTTGAAAAATGTCATCACCAACTACAATACAGGCGTAGGAAATTCAGGACAAGACCATAACGTAGGATTACTTACACCATGTGTTTCTAATGTGTCTGTTGACTTCGGTGGACACATGCCCGCAGGAACAAATATTTGTGTAGGTTCAAGATACGATAGAAGGCTTAATCAGTTTTATTGGTTCAACTATAACAGCGCAGGAAATCATACCATTTGGGTTTACAATGGCAATGATGATACCGTACAAAAGATACTGCAAAGTTCACTACTTAACTTTTCACCAAGAAAGTTGATAACGGCTATTGATATTGTCATTGCTGATGTGAGTAATGCCGTCAATGTTCAAAATCTTCAAAGGTTACTGTATTGGACGGATGGAAATAGTGAGCCAAAGAAAATAAATGTTGACGTAGCACTTGCAGGTGGTTATACAGGACTTGATTTCCTTCGTACCACAGATGAGTATTTTCTTCGTGTGAAGTACCCACCGCTTGACGTTTTACTAACTAATACACTTGCTAACCCTGATACGGCATATTTATACAACTACGTAGCAGAGAAACAATTTCAGTTTCGTTACAGGTACTACTATCAGGATGGAGAAAGGTCAACATGGAGCGCAATATCTTCATTTTACTATACTGTTATTCCTGAAAAGAATTTTGTAGAACTTTCTCTTGACGCAGGAAGTTCACTTGTTACATTTGTAGAGTTGGGGGTAAGGCTATCCAATACCGATGATTGGAAGAGTGCAATAACTATTTCGTATGATCTTATCATTAGCAATACTACTTATGCCTATGATAACGTAACGAACATATTCATATACAAGTTTTTCAATAACGAACAATACGGAATATTAGATCAAAACGACACCAATAGACCATATTCATTAGTTCCTTTAAAATCCTTTGCACAAAGTTATACCGAACAGAATGTTTTGGTTGATGGCAATATCTTAGAGGGCTTTGATAACTTCGATGCAGAACAATTAGCATTGCCTGATGTTGATGTGAATTATGCTTTGTATTCACCATTGACTTTGACGCTAAACGTATCATTACAATGGACGCTAACACTTGCAACAATAACTATTGATGTAGTAAAAATTGATGCCGAAACAAACATAACAACTGTTGTTGATACTGAAATAATAAGTGCGGTATCAGCACTTCCATATGTTTTTTCTACTGTTGTTACAGATGTTGAATATGGAGATATTTTCTATTTGACATGGACAGGTGTTGGTTCTATGAACAACAATTCATCATTGGCAGGTGTATATACAAATATAACAGAAGACTTGTTTTGTGGAACAGGCAACTTTTCAGTAACTAAAACAAACGGCCCGCAACCAGGAAACGGAACAATAACATTCAACAATGAAGTAAGCGACCCATGTAGTGATTGGAGTACTGTTACAAGCCGTCATACTTGCCCAAACTATGCAGGTGCTTTCAAGCAATTAAAACAAGGGGGTGTATATAAAATTGCTATTGCAGGCTATGACCCTGCATTAAGACAAACATGGGTTCAACCACTTGCAGACGGCAACATAACCATAGATGCCATTCAAGAAAACAACCAATTTCAAACAAATGAGATTGAGATAACATGGAATGGTATGGTGCTTCCCGATTGGGTGAAGTACATAAAAGTGTTGCGTACAAAGAACTTAGTGATAGATAGAACCTTTGGCACAGGATATATTCAATGTTCAATAACCTTTGATTCCAATACTTCCACAGGTGGATTCTTAAAGTATGACGGCACTTCGGGAAACCCTGCAACGGACGTAATAAAAAACATACGGTTCACACTATCTAAGTTGATTGCATTTAACACCGACAACTACGAAAACACCACTACCACATATACCTTCACACAAGGAGATAGGATTCAGTTTATACGTAATGGTGAAGGCACATGGTACAACATAGCAACATACGGACTAATAGATGAACCACTTGCCACAGACCCCACAGAAACAAGCGTAACATTCCTTTGTGAGTATAATCCCGAACTTGCCACACTTGCTGATGGTGCATGGGTTGAAATTTATACCCCTGCAAAAAAAGATCAGGTAGAACTATATTATGAGGTAAGCAACTTCATAGAGATGACAGGTGTAAAGAGTAACAACAAAGTAAGTGAACTGACAACTACGTTAAACACCTTTGACACCTATCCGATATTTTGGAATAGTCCTTACGTTGATACTTCCGTTAATGCCACAGGCACAATACCATTTGAGCATCATTCAATATACACAACAAAGATAGTACCGTCTAATGGTGAAGATATTGGAAGGATAAATGTTATCAATGTAAGTGCAAGACAGTTATGGTATCCTGCAAGGTTAAGATGGAGTTTTGCCTATCTTCCAAACACATTTGTTAATGGGCTATCCATGAATGCAGAGGCTAACGTAAAAGACTTTAACAGGGCTTATGGAAACATAGTACAGCTATTTGATAATTTCTACAATCTACTCATATTACAAGAAGATAATTGTTTCAAATCAGTACTTGCAAAACAACTTGTTACCCTTGCTGATGGCAGTGAACAGTTAGTAGCAACAAGTACATTCATTTCTAATCCTATTGAGTTAAGTGGTGATTTCGGTTGCCAAAATTCAGAGAGTTTTCAAGAAGATAATGGACGTATGTGGTGGACAGATACAAAACGTGGCGCATTATGTGAATGTGATTGGAGTAGCATCAAAGATATTTCAAGTGAAGGAAGCATCAAAAGCTACATATCAAGAAAGCTGAAATATATCTATAAATACAATCAGAATGAGCATACCACACAAACATGCTCGTATGATTTGGATTCTATGCCTACGATAGCGGTTACGTCAACGGTAAGAATGTTTGTTGATGGAGTGTGGGAAACAATGGTAGTAGGTGTTGAGATTACTACACCGACAGGACTTGCAGCACTAATACTTGCAGCAGGGTTAGGTACATTTACCGTTAATGGTGACTTGATAGAGATAGTGGATGCCGATAGTGTTTATGGTGATTTGGTGGTTGTAAATAGTTCGGGGGCTTCGATATTCGAGGCAAGCTATGTGTGCAACTTCGACTTTTTCACCGTTCCCGCAGGATATGACCCAAAGAATAAAATGTATTTGCCTACATTTTTCAATATGAATAACAAAGGCATTTACAGGTGGAACTTTGCAAGCGGATTTGACACAGGTGATGACTTGACCGTTTCGATAGTGATAGATGGGGTAACTGAATCAGGCACATACGACATAAGCGATATTGATGATATAGTAACGGCATTAGAAGACCTCGCAAACAACACAGACGAATTTTCAGTAATAGAAAACAATACCGTAATTGATACACAGTCAAGTAGTGGAAGTGTTTATGGTACGGTGATAATCAACGGTGACAGCTTTGCCGTAGTAACAACAGATACCTACTACTACATAAACAACGAATACGATATTGAGATTGAAAGAAACGAAACAATAGGCTATTCAATGATAGGTGGTGGTGCTAACGGATGGTACGGATTTACACCTGAATACTACGGTTTCATTGATGCACAGCTTGAAGGGATAAGCATGGTGACATTCAAAAAAGGGTTGCCATACTTCCATAATCTTTACACCACAACGGATTACAATGAGTTCTACGGCACTCAAACAGATCAAGTGATAACACCTGTATTCAATGGGCTTTCACCTGTCACAGAGAAAAGATGGATGACCATAGGCTACAATTCAAAAAACAAAACAAGTACCAATAGCGGAACAAAGTACGAGGCGTATGCCGTTGCAACAAGTGATTTTCAGACCAGCACTATTCCAATAGCGGCATTTGTTTTCAGGGAAGGGTTTTATTATGGTGTGTTTTTCCGTAACACGTCCACAGGCAGCGATATATTTTCAGGACAGCCATTAAGGGGTACATGGGTGAAAGTTACATTGGTAAGAGATACCGATGAAGATATACAACCTTTATACAATGAATTAAGCGATATTATTGTTAATTTTGAAACTTCTGCGGTAGCAGTCGTAGGGAAATAAATTATGGACTTATTAGGAATAGGATCACTTTTGGGAACAGGTCAAGAACTATTTAAAATGTTCTATGGTTTAGGGCAAACTATTAAAGGCAATAAAGACCTCAATCAGTTAGAGGGAAACATGCCACAGTACACCGTAGATAGCGGTATTCAGGATAACGCAAACATGGCAGCACAGACAGCCTCACAAGGGTTTGGAGATGCCACAAAGAACTACTACGGCAACATGATAGAAAGAGGGTTAGGTTCAACTATTCAGGCAGGATTACAGACAGGACAAGGGCTTGAATTTGTGAACAATGCCTTTGGTGGTGCTAATGATGCCTTCATGAATTTCTTATCACAGGATGCACAACAGAAACTAAAGAACCAAGAAATATTCTTTAATGCCAACAAAGACTTACGTGATGAAAAGTTAATGGCATGGGATTACAACGAAAACCTACCTTTCCAACTTAAATGGAACAGGGCAACACAACAAACCAATGCAGGGGCGCAGAATATGTACGGAGGCGCAGCAGGAACAGCAAGTAACTCAATGGGATTAGGCGACATACTCGAAAATGGCTAACGGAATCACCTTTTTACCTGCATTCGGTCGGCAGGAAGCAAATACGGCGGTGTTACCTGAAAATAATCAGGTGCTAAATACCTATTTGGCATTAAGTGAAAAAAGATTTAAGGAAGGGCAAGAAGCATATAAACAAAAGCAAGATGAAGTAAAGAAAAAATTAGATGCGATTGATTTTAATTTGAGTGAAGTTGCCGAACAGGACTTTGAGCCATTGCTTAACAGGCAAAAGGAGTTGATGGAATTTGTTGACAACAATCCAGAGGCAGTTGACCCTAACAATAGTGAATGGTATCCATTGTATGTTGAAAGGGCAAAAAAGTTAGACCACTTAATCAACCTATCAAAACTTAACAGGGCAGAGCATAACGCATATAACAAAATGATGGTGGATAATCCCGAATATGCCACACCTGAAAATGAAAAGATATTAAAAGATTATATGTCATCAAAGGTAGGGGAAAGGAATATGGATGGATTTAGATTACCTATTGAAGATAATCCTATTGCTGATGCAGCCATTTTAGAAGACTTCCTTGTTGAAGGTAATCCTAAATTAACTATGACCAATGCAGGTTATGGATTCACAGAGCAAACAACAACAACACCTATTGATACAAAGGTAGTGGAGAACGGAATAAATGCCATGTGGAATAGTGATTGGAAGAAAAGGAGAACGGCAGAGGAAATGTACAGTAAGATGACACCCGAACAAAGAAAGGAAAAGGGTTTTGAAACACCATTTGATATTTTCAGGGACACGAGGTTGAAGTTAATGAAGTTAGACCCTAAAGTTAAAAAGGCATTTGAGAGGGTAAACTACGCACCGCAATCACCAGGAAATCCAACCGATGGAGTAAGGTACATAGCAGAAAGCGCATTTAACATTTTAGACGTAAATTCAGGTGCTTATACCGATACTGATAAGACAATGATAGATGGGAAGGAGTATTCAACGAGCCACTCATTTGACAGCACACCAATAAACATAAAATTGGCAGATGGAACACCTGTAACAACAGCGATAACAGGAATTGTAAATATCGGGGGAAAGATGTACGCCAAGACAGTAGATAGGCAAACATCTACAGGAAGTATTGCGCTTAAAGACTTGATACCTATTACTGATGTAAAGACACAGTTGATAATACCTTATGTTAATCAGCAATATGGCAGTTCACAAAACACAGCAGAGTTAGTACAAAAGTCACTTGACTTGTTTGATACCATGAATAAAAGCAAATCATCCACAGAATCAGGAATCCAATGGAAGTAGATGATGAAGTAATAGACGTTGCAATCCCTGTTAAAAAACAAACAGGTGGTGGAGAATTAGAGAAGTATTACAACTATCTAAAGTCCAAAGGGGCTGATGTGCCTGATAGTTTTCAATCATTCAGTAATACGTTGAGTGACGAACAACAAGCAAAAAAATACTATCAATATGTAAGGCAAAAGGGATATGATGCACCCCCTACGTTTGAATCCTTTTCAAGCACCTTTGGATTAAAAAAAAAAGATACAGAACAGGATTTACCACAAGATTCAAAGACTACTGTTTCTCAATCAAAGAATGGTGGGCAATTAGACCCCGCTTTTAGCCCTTCTACTGCATTATTAGGACGAGGGACACAGGAATCATCATTGCAAGGTTTAGGACTTCCTGTAATGAATGAGGACGTGCCTAAGACAGGTGCTACACCTGAAAAAACAGTTACGGTAAATACACCATTTGGACAGAGTACGATAAGTGCTGATGCTCCGATAACAAAGTTAGGTGTTGAAATAAATAAGCAAGTAAAAAGTGATGGTGGTGAAGGGTACTTTGATTCGTTCAAGGTTAAGCAGCCACAGGTTGAAGGCTCTTTGGTAGGTGACTTTTCAGGAAGTACAGCAGTAAAAGTACAAGGTAAGTCAGGTATCACAGGACGTATCAACACACAAAATAATTCCGATGCAGGTGTTTTAGGAGATCAGGGATTTGTTGGTGCAACAGATAAAGAAGTTTCTACTGAAAGAGAACGGATTGCTTCGCAGGTGTATAATGAGCCTTCGCTTCGTGATATTGTCAAAGTAGAAAAGAATGGTGACAGGTTGATTGACCCATCAAAACTTAATGGATGGTTTGAAAAATACCAAAAGGAAAACGGACTTGAATATCTTGATGCCAACGATAAAGTTTATATCCGCAACAAATTATATCAATCGGTTGCTGATGAAAAGAGCCAAGAGAAAGTTCTTGATGCAGTAAAGAAAACATATTCGGTTGAAGGAAAGGTTGACCCCATAACGGCTACCAATTTTGTAAATGAATTGATGCCTGATATTGAAAGGCAGGTATCTGAAAAGATTGTTGGTGAGTTACAAGGATTTGCTGATGGGTTGAACGCAAAGGTACAGAGTGGTGCGATGACAGCAGAGCAAGCGTCAGGTGAGTATGATAAGTTCTACAACCTTCAATCGGCTACGATGTACCCAAAGCTGATGAAGGAACGTGGCGATAAGTTAGCCGAACATTACGGACTTAACGAAGAAGCAAAAAAAGAATTTTCAAAAAGGTATGCCGAACAAGCAGCCAAACGTGCCTTAGATGAAAACATGGGTGCTTATCAGTTTTGGAAAAGTCAGGGGTGGAATGGGATGGGTGCAGGACTTCAAAAAGGAATGGGTGATGTGGTGAAATTAGCGGGTGATGCGCTGATGATGAGTGGCTATGAGGACTTGGGACAGCAGATAAGCCAAACGGCAAAATCACAAAATCTTCCTGATGTACAACTACCTGAATTTTCAGCAGAGAGTTTGACTGACCCTGTATGGTGGAATACGAAGATGATACCTACGTTGCCACTAATGGCAGAGATGATAGTGCCTTCATTAATGACACAAGGGGCTACAGCAGGGGCTTTATCAACTATGGGTATAAAGGGGCTTACTAACCTACTTGCATCAGGTACGGCAGCAGGTGTAACGAATAGGGCATTTGAAAGTCTTGCAGAAGGAGCAAGTCAATACGCAAATGATATTGATAAAGGGCTATCACCTGAAATAGCAGCACAAAACGCAGCAGACGTAACAAAAAAGAACTATCCTTTAGGTGGGCTTGATGCTTTACAGTTTGCTATGCTTTATGCTAAGATACCACCTGCATTAAAATTAGCACTTGAAGGCGGTACTGAATACGGTGAAGAAGTATATCAGGGATGGGCGCAAGCTATACAGGACAATCCTGAAATGCCATTTTTAAAGTACGCAGCAACACCCGAAGGAATAGAATCAGGTGTATTAGGTGGTATAATGGGACTTGTATTTGGTGGTGTAGGTGCATTGGGAACACAAAAACAAGGCAGCAAATATCAAAAGGCAAGTGTAGTATATGATATGCTTGCAGGTGTAGGAGAAAACGATCAGAAAAGAGGGTTGCAGATGATAGCGACACTCGATGACCTGTATAGAACAGGCATGATGAAGGAGAAGGACTACAAAGAGGCATTGGCGATTACCCAAAGTGTATTAGAGCAAAGAAATAGTTTGCCACAAGATTTAAGTGAGAAAGCACGTAAAGAAGTGGTGTTGTATAATTTTCAGGTACAGGAACTTGAAAGGCAAAAACAAAATGCTACAAAAGAAGCTATTGAATATCTGAATAAGAAGATTGCAGCAATCCCACCACCTGTTTATACCGATGAAGAAATCGAAGCTGATAAGGCAAAGGTGGAAGAAATAAAATCTGATGTTGGTTCAGATATAAAAGCGCAAGCATTAAAGTTAAAATCAGAAGTAGGACTACCACTTGCAGAAGCAGCCAAAGAAAAAGAACCTTCAACGGTATTCAGCGATGTACCAAAAGAACTATCAAGGGCAGAAAAGTTAAAGGCAGAGGCAATGAGTGGTGGTGTTGTATCTGATGCTCCTTATGTACCTCAAGTTGAATCACAAGTTGTCCCCGAATCAAAAGTAGAATCGCAGACCTTACCAATGGAAGTAACTGATACAGGTAGCGGTGTGGTTGAACCTGCATCGCAACCTTTGGAAACATCGGTAAGTGAAGTTGATAACACTCCAATACAGAGTGAACAATCCCAAAAAGAAGCCATAACAAAACTTGAAACTGAAAGGGATGCAGAAATAGATAAGGTGGTAAAGCCTGATCTGAAATTGCAATTTGTTTCTCCTAAAGAATTGGTTGCAAGCCAAGACCCGATAGGTAACAGAGAAAAGCATAATGAATTGAAGGGACGGTACAAAAAATTAAAAAGCCTCATTGACTGCTTATAGACATGGCAAAAGAATACGACATAGAAGATGAAAAGTTTGAAGCCTTATTGCAAGATAAGAGGCATAAAGAAATAGTTAGAAAGTTAGGGGAACTTGCTATTGCAATAACTTCAAAAGATGATAAGGAATTAGTAAGGGTTCTTGCTGACCAACCATCTGTTTTCAAATCATCAATGGAACAGGTAATAAATGCTTTACAAAATATCGAACCACCACAAGTTAATATTAATTATGAAAATTTATTAACTTCGTTTAAAAAAATAACGGATGCAGCAGCATTAAGAGTAGAAGAATCAAATAATAAGTTAATTGATGTGTTTGAAAAAAGATTAGTGCCTTATACATTTGATTTAGTAAAAAATTACGGAATAACAGAATCCGTAAAAGTAAATTACAAGCCATCTAATGAAATAGCAATTTCAAAATCTAAATATAATGCGTAATGGCAGATAATGTAGCGATAAATGCGGTCACGACACCTGGAGGGGCAACTATCGCTACTGATGATGTTGGTGGAATCCAACATGAATTAGTAAAGGTAGAATTTGGTAGCGATGGGGTTGCAACAATGGTTGATTCGGCTAATCCATTGCCTGTTACAGATGCATCCGTACTTGCCAAGCTATCTGCTGACCCTGCAACACAAACAACATTATTAGCGTTATTGGCTAAAGTTATTGCAGCACCATCAACCGAAGCTAAACAAGATGCAACCAATGTTTTACTAACAACGATTGCTGCCATTACACAACCATTAACCGATGCACAACTAAGGGCATCACCTGTACCTATTAGTGGAACGGTAACTGCAAATACAGGGCTTACACAACCGCTTACCAATACTGAATTAAGGTTAACCCCAGTACCTGTTAGTGGCACTGTAACCGTTGATACTTCGCTTATTTCAACGGCGGCTAAACAAGATCAACAAACAGCACTACTTACTACGCTTAACAGTTTGATTGAAACTAATAATTATTTGGTTCAGTTTTTATCGCAGTTGACAGCAGCAATGAATAGCGGCGCACCTGCATTGAGGGTAAATCCAATAGCATCAGTTTCAACAGCAGTAACAGGTTCGGTAACGGCAACGGTAACATCAGTTGGTTCAATAACTAACTTTGGAACAGGTATCCCTGCATCTGAAATGGCACATGATATGAATAATCTATTAGTTCAAATGGCGAATGTTAACAATGTAACAGTTTAAGAAAATGGCAGAAACACAAGGAAATATCCCGATTTTAAATCGTAAAGAATGGCAGACAATGATGCCAGCAATAACCGCAACGGCAGCAGGATCATTTGTAGCAGCAGACCAATCAGGGCTTTCCAGATATGCCTTGTATATGCTATCCGGTACGGTTCATTATTTGTACGACCATTTAAACGATGATTATTTACCGATCACATCAGGTGCTTTTGCAGGTACATTTGTAGCTGGAGTTTGCGGGTGCTACCATCCTTGGTCAGTAACATTTACGGCGACAGGTGGAACGACAACAACGGTTAACGTAGCAGCAGCAACGTCAAATATCAGTGGTTTGGTGGTGGGTGCTGAAATAGAATTTTTGTCAGGAACGGCAGCAAACTTAGGACAGCGTAGAACGATAACAGCGATTGAAATAGCGGGTGGAACAGGAACGACAATTATTACTTTCAATGCCGCACCTGGAGCGGTAGTAAATACAGATACATTTCGGATTTCATCTGGCAGCTTCTTTGTACTTGCCACAGGAACATTGGCGACAGGTTCATTTAAGCGTTGGGATATTGCAACGGCTGTTTGGAGTAACTTATCAATAACTACTCTACCTGCAACGTGGGGAACGGATGGTAGAATGGTTACACCGGCGATATTAGATGACTTCTATGATTCAGGAACGGCATCAGCAGGGGCGGCGACAACATTAACAGACGGTACAAAGGCATGGACATCCGACCAGTGGATTAATTCACAGGTAAGAATAACCGGAGGAACAGGGATTGGGCAAATAAGAAGAATATCAGATAATGATGGCACTGTATTAACCGTTGCTTCGGCATGGACAACAAACCCTGATGCAACAAGTACTTATAAGATTGAAGGAGATGAAAATGCAATATTTGTTTTGGGGAACAATGCCGTAACTATGTATAAGTATTCAATATCAGGTAATACTTGGGCAGTTGTTGCACCCACAACAGCAAGGGTAGGCGCACCAATAGCGGGTATGAGTGCAAACTTCGTAGGTAAGACAGGTGATACCGTTTGGGCTGATATTACAGACATAAAAGACGGTAGATACATTTATTCATTGAGGGGTGGAACGGCTGTACTTGACCGTTACGATATTGCAGGTGGAACGGCAGGTGCAGGGGCATGGTTAGCAATAACATATTCACCTGCATTACAAACATTTGCCACAGGTGATAGTTCATGTTGGGATTATGAAAATATCATCATAGCGAAAGAAGGAACGGCAGCGATACCTCAAAGATTTTACAAATACAATGTTGTAGATAATACATTTATTCCATTTTCAAGTGATTGGTATTTTGGTGGGGCAGCTTTGTTGGGAAATAAAATTTGGGTGAAAAAGTTATCAGCAACAGGACTTGTAAGGTGGGTATATTGTTTGCAATCAACATCAACAAATTTACGCAGAATAATGATATATTAAATGTATGTTACTTACTATTTTAGCGCAAAATGTGATGATTGGTTCGGTGTCACCACCAATACCGTCTGACCCATTTATACAAATAGGAGATGATGATGGAGGAGGATATACCGAAAGGCATTATGATAAAGAAAAAAAGCAGAGAGAAGAAAGAGAAAGAAAAATAAGAATAGATGATAGTGAAATAATAGCGATAGTTGAATTAACTTTAAGGCAATTTACAATTTAGACATGCCTAATCCTTGCATAGAATTACACGCACCACATTTAAAAGGCAGGTTTGATGAACTTGTAAAAAGCGGTATGTCCGAAAGGGAAGCTGGCAGAAAGGCGGCTATGGAAGATTTTGCCAAACTGGATAAAGAGTTAATTGCCTTTAAAGAAAGTATCGGAATAAAGTTATCCAAAGAACAAAAAGCAGGTTACAAAGAACCTGATAATTCAGCGAAAGTAAAAGAGATCACAGATGCTTATGCGGATAAAATAAAAGCAGCATCCCAACCCCCCGAAGTAAATGTTAAAGAATCACCCTCAAAGAAAGAGGAATCTATACAGAAAGAAGAAGTAGTAACTCCATTAAAGGATCAGATAGCGGCTATTGAATTAGAAAGGGACGAAGCAATTAAAAAAGCTACTAAGCAATCAACAAGTGATGATGACTTGGTGAATCGTTCAAAAGATATTCATGCTGAATTTGATGCTAAGGTACAATCCCTCAAAGATCAACCAAACCAACCAACCAATGAAAAAGAAAAAAGGAAAGAAGAAGGGCTGTTAAGTCCTAAAGAAAAAAAAGAAGAAGTAATAAGTTCACCTAAAACAACAACCGATGGCAAAGAAAAGAGTACGGACAGCACTTCCGAAAAAGCCGAAAAAGTAGATAAAGGGGGCGACACAAAAGCCCCCACTACTGAAAAGAAATTTACAGAAAAATCAAAGAAGATAGCTGAAAAGATAAGATCATTCAAGTCAAAGCCTTTAGAGTTAAAAGATGAAAAAGGAAATCCAATCATCATAGCAAAAAAAGGAATAGACCAAAATGATATTATAGAAGGCATAGCTAAATTAGTAGAGGCAGGAGGACAATTAGCAGATGCAATAGCAACAGAACTTTCAAAACATAAATGGTACAATGACCTTACAGATAAAGGAAAAGAAGGGGTAAGAAAACAGTTTGAAGATCATCTGTCAAAGGACGTTACAGGAATTACCCATGAAAAAACAGAGGAAACAAGAACTGAATTTGGATTGGGTGACTTCTATGAGAAAACAACTAAAGAGGACGAAGCATTATTTGCCGAAGCTGATAAGCAGATTAAGGAAGGGTATAACATTGAATCACTCATATCTAAATTAGAGCAAGGTCACATACCATCTGATTTAGAAACTACCATACTTAAAAAGTATAAAGCAACAGTTGAAGCAAAGATTGCCAAAGACCCAAGTGATGAAAACTTAGCTGATTTAAGAAGGTTGGTTAAGGCTACCGATGTCGCAGGTACATTGGCAGGTAGAGGACTTCGTTCACGTCAAGGATTAGAAATAAGAGATGATTCGCTTGCTGGTTATTTCACAAGGGAAACTGATGTGAACCAAGATGCTCCACTTACCGAAACACAAAAGGAAAGAGTAATAAAAGAGCATACAGAAATCACAGAAGCACAGAAAGCCTTTAATGAAAAGATTGCTGAACTTGAAGCAGAAAATGCCAAACTAAAAGCAGATGCCGAACTAAAAAAGTTAAAAGCCAATACCAAAAAGACAAAGAAAACACATGATGACTTTGTTGCTGAAAGGAAATCTTTGATTGACCAATTTAAGGAAGAAGGAAAATTCGATAAGAACAAACCACAGGCACAAGGAATATCGCTTACCAATAAGCAAGTGGTAATCATTGGTAAGTTAGCAAAGAGTTATGTAGATGAAGGTATTTCTAAGTTAGGTGATGTTGTAACTAAGATAGCATCTGAATTAGGTCTTTCAGAAAGAGATGTGCAAGATGTTTTGGCGGGTGAATACAACGAAAAAAAGAAAACCAAAACAGAATTAGCGCAGACACTTTTAGATATAAAGGAACAAGCAAAACTAATCAATAAGTTAGATGCGTTGCTTCGTGGAGAAACACCGAAAGTTGAGAAAGCCAAAATACAAAGAAATCAGGAAATAGAAGGATTACGTAAGCGGATAAAAGACTTGCAGAAGGAACGTGCTGATGCAGAAAGAAAAATAAAAAATGATGAATCAAAAACACAAAGAGAGGCAAACAAAAAAACACCAGAGCAACAAGCACTTGACAACCTTAAAAAAAGATATGAGAGAGAGATAAATACTATCACAGAAGATTTGCGTACCGGAAACTTTGATAAGTCGTTACCAAAACCACCTTTGAAACTTGACAAGGAAGCAATAGACCTAAAAGATAGGCTGATAAAATTAAAAAGAGAAAGAGAGATAAGGTTAATAAAACAGGAATATGCTAACAGGACGGCACAGCAAAGAGCAGTTGATAAGGTGGTTGAAGTTTTGAATGTGCCACGTACACTTATGTCCTCAATGGATTTTTCAGCACCACTTAGGCAAGCCGTAGTAGTTACTGTTTCGCATCCTCAAATTGCGGCAGGAGCAGGATTAGAAATGTTTAAACAATCTGTATCACAGAAAAGATTTGACAGGTGGTTTAGCGATGTAAGGCAGATGCCACGTTGGAAGCTGATGGAGGATTCAGGGCTTTATGTTGCAGACCCTCATGACCCACGATTGACTGCTAAAGAGGAAGCGTTCATGAATAATTTAGTGGAGAAAATACCATTTATAGGAGGTGCTGTTAAAATCCCAAATAGTGTTCCTGTTATTGGTGGTAAAAAAATAGGAGGATTAGTAAAAGGTACTGAACGTGCTTATGTAGGCTATCTCAATAAAATGAGAGTTGACTTATTTAACAGGTTTGCAGATGCCTTTGAAGCAAAAGGACATACGTTTGAAAACAGTCCTGAATTATTTAAAGGTCTTGCAAGCTATGTAAACAATTCAACAGGCAGAGGAAAATTAGGTGTTCTTGAAAGTTCAGCACCGATGCTCAATACTGCATTTTTTGCACCACGTCTTATTGCCTCAAGAATAAATATGCTTAACCCACTTTACTATAAGCAACTACCCAAACCTGTAAGAGTACAAGCGTTAAAGGATATGGCAGTATTTATTGGTGTTGGTATTACTGTTCTTACGATTGCAAAATTATTAGGTGCTGACGTGGAAGATGACCCACGAAGTTCAGATTTTGGAAAGATAAAAGATGGCAATACAAGGTGGGATATTTGGGGTGGCTTTCAGGCATATGTAAGAATAATAGCACAAGTATTAACAGGACAAAGCAAGTCAGCAAGGACAGGAAGCATTCAGGAGTTAAGTGGTGAAGGTGCATTTGGACGTGACAGGGGTGATGTTGTTGGTAGCTTTTTAAGAGGTAAACTTGCGCCTATTCCTGCGATGACATGGAACTTGATAAAAGGAGAAACCATGACAGGTGAAAAGGCAACACCATTTTCAGAACTTCGTGAACACATGATGCCTATGATTGCAGGTGATTTGAAAGATGCAATGAAAGACAGAGGCGTAAGATCACTGTATGAAGTTGGACTACCTTCCATGTTTGGAATAGGTGCATCAACGTATCTTCCAAGAGGGTATGATAAAGTAAACAAAAAAGACCCTGTATATGAATTTCTGTATAAGAAAAACATGAATCTTAGCGAACCACAGCAAGGAGAGTTGACTGATGATGAATACAAAAAGATGATGGAATTAAGAGAACCGATTTTTAGAGATAAGTGGGAAGTTATTATTGAAAACGGAGCGTTGATAGATAAAGAGGGTAAAGTTACTATTGATAAAGACGAGGACGTTTCAAAGAAAAAGGTTGATGAATTGAACATGGAAGAATTATCATCACTCATGAAATCAGTAGGTAATAGCGCAACAAGGGAAGCAAAGAAAAAGGTTATATTAAAAGAGGATGAGCAAAAAAAGAGTAGGAGGATAAAACTGTAATGTCTATCCAACACAACGATCAGATTAATGGTTATACAGGAAGCCCAAACGTAGCACCTAACAAGTATGTTACGCTTACAGGGACTATATCATCTGTAGGTCAGATAGTGACAGGTGTAGGCACTTCTTTTACTACTGAAATATATGGTGGTGGGATAGGTGATGTAAGCTATGTAAATAATGGTGGTTGGATATTCAATGGAACAGATGAGGTAGTACAAATAAAGGATATTGTTTCAGATACCGTATTGGTGTTAAAGCAATCTTTCACGTCTGATTTATCAGCAGGGACGGCACTACTGTATGTGCCTCATTCACGTACTATGCAGATGACATTAAGATCAAGTGATGGTACAGGAACGGTAAATGGTGTAGCTATTGGCGCAGGTGGATATGTAGGGTTTGGATTTACAAAGTCAAGAAACGCAAGAATTGTTGAACCTGTTATCATTGATGGTAATAGCGATAGCCTTAATGCAACACAAATGTTAGGTGTGCCTAATGAAGCACAGGTGGATAGCGATGTTGAAGTTGATACCACAGATGAATTAGGTTTAATAACATATAGTCTTTATGGAGATACAACATTTGATATTTCAGTAGAAAATTCCATTGCAGGAAATACCGATTTACAAAACAACGTGCGCCTGTTAAACCTTAATTATCTTGCATGGGCGACAGGTGCAGTAGAGAATTGGGCTTACTATCTTGAAAGTGGTGGTGATGGATGGAACAGTCAGGAACAAGATGCTATTGACAGAAACCTTGACTACGAAACTGTACAAGGTGGAGAGTTATATCATGGTGGTGTACCGTATGGACGTGATTTCTACACAGAGGCAGTAGAACTAATGAATGGAGCAGATGTTACTAACGTAGTGTTAGGTGTAAATATCGCTTCGCCGCTTTGCCCTTATTCCAATGATGGTGCAACACCTGATATTGATTGGGATTTAATAGACATAGGTTCTGTTTGTGATGATATTGCTATATCTGTTGAACGTGCCCTAAATGCAGGACTTAACCCGATAGTATTTGAATGTGGGATGGAGTTGACACTTAACGCATGGGAAGATTTGGTGGATAAGACAGGACATATCATGAATCCAGGCGACCCTGAAAATGGTGGTGCGGTAATAGCGCAATTACTTACATGGACTAATACCACTTCATCAGTTTCTATCATTGATACGATACGCACATTGTGTCCTAATGCACTCATTTCTATTGATTCAAAACAATGGGATAACGGAACAGGCAACTATCCAACATGGAATGATGAAGTAAGTTCTATCGCAGGTGATGATATTGTTCTTAGGCAGTACTACCAATTAGAAACCGTTGACCTTGTTTCGTATGCCACAGGAAGGGCGAGGATAGCTGAATATCCCGATTTCTTTACTTTCATTGAGGACACCGATTTCAACGGCAAAAAAACATTTATCAGTCAGGTAGCATCAAAGAGTGCAGGTGCAATAAAAAACACCTTTGCCAATGGATTACTTATTTGTGAGTTGTATCAGGTACTTGCAAGGGAAAGCGCATTAAGAGGGGATATTTTGACAGGCATCACCCACATGAACTTAATTACCATGCTTAATGAAAATGATGACTTCACCATTAAGCCGATATTTAACTTTATGATTGTACTTGGTGGGTTGTTCACGTCCAACATGACCTTAGTGCCTGTTACGTTCAGCGATGCAGACATAGCAACAAATTGTGTGGTAGTGGCATTTAACACAGCAACCAATACACGAATTTCAATACTCAACCCAACAGCAAACACCTATACACAGGAAGGCATAAGCGTAAATGGATATGCAAAAACATTCCAGACAACACAGATTTATTCACCTACTTTAGTGATAACAGACACCAATCAGACAGTAGTAGTAGATAGCTTAAATACCATTACCATACGCCCATACTCATTTAGTGTAATTGTGACTACAAATTAATTTTTTTTTATTACTTTTGACAAGTTGTTTATTTACATTTCCCAAAAACATGAATAAGAAAATAGTTCATGGCTATTCAGCACAACGATCAGATAGACACCTATACAGGTGACATCAACACAGCACCCGATAAATACACCGTTTTAACAGGAACGCTTACCTCTGTAGGCAGGATAGTTACAGGTGTGGGTACACTTTTTATGAGTGAAATAGCAAGTGGATTATCTCAAATAGGCAGTCCTTCTACCACCAAGCCTAACGGATGGATTTTTAACGGTTCAAATGAAGTTGCACAGATAAAGGACGTAGTGAACAATACCACCCTTGTTCTTGATGAAGCATTCACCGCCGATATTTCAATCAGTCAAACCGTAAAATTTGTAAAGCCATCAAGGGTTAATCAAATGTCACTTGTAGCCGTTGCAGCAGGGGCTATTGTAAATGGGGTAACATTAAGTGCAAATGAGGCGACAGGATGGGGATATACAGCAAGCCAAAACGTAAAGACCTGTGACCCTATTGTTATTGATTCTCAATCGGCAGCAGTTCATGTAACTAAAATGTACGCAAATTAATTGATACTAAACTCATTCATATCAGGTGGTGGCGGTGGTGGTGCGGGAACTGTTACAAGCGTTTCGGTAGTCACCGCAAATGGTGTTTCAGGCAGCGTAGCCACAGCCACTACAACACCTGCCATAACGCTTACATTAGGGGCTATTACGCCTACAAGTGTCAATGGCATCACTTTATCAGGGACAGGCGGCACTACCATGACCTTTCCATCCACAACAGCAAGTGTAGCACGTATTGATGCAGCACAGACCTTTGCAGGAACGCAAACATTTTCAGGGTCAGTAAACCTTACACAGAACAATACACAGGTGTTATCGGTAGGTTCTGCGTCATTTGTGTTTAGGTTGACAAGCGGTTCAGGTAATACGCAAGCGCAGACCATTATTGATGTGGATAATTCCTTAACATCAGTAGGGGCGCAAGCATTTGGTTTTACAACAGGGCAAGGTCTTATATTTACGGTTTCAAATAGTGAAAGAAGAATATTAAGATGTGCATTAAAGGTTGTAAACACTGTAAATACAGTAGGGGCAGAGGTAGGTGATTTAGGCATTTATACACAAACGGCAGGGGCAACAGCAGCATTAAGGGTAACGGTAGGAGCATCAGCGATGACGCTCATAGATGCCTATGATATTGCTTTAAACACTACCACAGGAACGAAGATAGGCACGGCAACAACACAGAAGTTGGGGTTTTGGAATGCTACGCCAATCGTTCAGCCCGCAACAGGTGGCGCAGCGTCAACCTTTGCAGCAAACACTTCATTAATTGCAAATGATACTGCTACCTTTGATGGATACACGATTGGGCAGGTAGTAAAGGCATTAAGGAATGCAGGCATTTTAGCCTAAAAAAAATAAAAACAAATGGTACTCCAAGCAAACATAGGAAATACAGGTGGAGGAGGTGGTTCATACATCACCACAAACGGAGCGACTACAGGGGCGACAAGTCAGGCGCAGGTGTTTACGAGTGGGATTAAGGCGTCTTCTATTGATGATAATGGGGATGGTAGTATTGATTTTGTAGTAGTTTCTCCGATAGTTAGTATTAATGGGGGAGGTATGCAAATTGCAGTAGCAGGAAGTGCAGCATCACCAGCAATAACAATGGGTTTATCAACGCCAGGATTTTACGAAACGGCAGGATCAAATTTAGGAGCATCAGTAGGAGGTGTTTTAGTAGGTGGCTTTAAAACTACAGGTCTTTTTTCTACGTTATCTGCCTATGCTGATAATGCATCAGCATTAGCAGGTGGGTTAGTAGCAGGTGATTTTTACCGTATCAGTTCAGGAGGCACATCAACAGTTGCAGTAGTACAATAAACAAAAAACCAAAATAGATTATTTATGAAATCAATTCAAATGGAAAAACAGATCACCCCCGAAAGCGTTGAATCAGCACAAAAGTTAATTGAGCAAGATAAAGCAGACAGAAGCACAAGAGTTTTAACAGGACTACAAAAGTTGCTTGAGGAAAATGCCTGTGAAATAATAGTAGAGATGGCAGTGCCTTTCATGGGAAGGGATATAGTTGTTAGTGATAAGATGCTTCCACCCGAAAAAGTTAAGATTACAATATTACCAAAATAAAGAGTATGCTTTCACTACAAGTAGTATCAGATAATTCTTGGATATATCCGTTAGTAATTGGTACAGGTGTAAGCATTGTATTGTCTATTATGGTATGGTCGCTAAATAGAAATGTCAATGAGAATGACAAGACCATAGCTGAAAATGCAGAGAGGCATGAAGCATCAATCAGGGAGCAACAGGCACTTATCAGTAGGTTGAAAGATGAGGTTGACAGGATGAAGGATAAGATAAACGAAAACCATAGCAATGCCAACACTAAAATATATGAGATGACGGCAGAAATATCAAAGGGGCTAACAGAGTTATCAATCAAGATTGCTGAAATGAAGCGTAATGACAACAATTCTAAATAACAGTTCTGTTTTGCTATTCTTGATAAGCAAGTTACATCAGGGGGTTGCTATATGCGACAAATCGCAGAATATTGTTTTATGGAATGAGGCAGCAGAACAAATTGCCGGAGTAAAGGTTAAGTCAGCAGCAGAGAGTGATTGGGTGTATCATAATCAATTTAAAAAAAGGAACGGTCAGCCATTGGAAGAAAGTGACAGAGCATTATATCGTGCTATGAAAGAGGAGAAAGAAACGCAGACACAAACGATGTACATAGACAAAGAAGGCAATAAGGTATATTTAGATGCAAGGGCATATCCACTATATAACAACGACCAAACCCTTATAGGAGCAGTAGCCTTTTTTAAGGACGTTACCAATCAGATTAAAATGGAGAAGTTACTCACCGAAATAGAAGAAAAGTTAAAAGAGATGCAAGACTACCTAAAGACCTTTAGCCTTTAGTATGTTACTATTTGGGTATTTTATAGCCTAAAAACACCACTCTCTCATAGGTAGCCACTAAAATAACTACCCAAAAAACGATGTTACCAAAAGTGTAAAACTGCACAACCGATACATTATAGGTAGCCATACCTTTACATTAAAATAAATAAACATGGCAAATCTAAATTTAAACTTAGGTGAAACATTGGTGATTCTTGCAGGTCGTCACCATGTAATCAATGATGAAAGGGCTGACTACCTTTCATTAGAAACGCAAGTAACAAACACCTACCAACAAGGCAATGTTGCCTTTGGTACAGTGCCAAGCGAAACACCATCAATCGGTGACGGTGTAGATCATCCACGTATTCCCCCTAAACAAGTGTAAATGGTTGAAGTGGTTATTTGGGTAATCATTATTATTTTTGCTTTGTGGGTTTTCAGGGTATTTCATTTGCAGAACGTCAAGATAAAACGTATGCAACGAAATGTAGAAGGCGCATTAAAGAACTTACATGATGTCACTACAAAGTTCAAAACGGCGATTGAAGCACTTGAAAGAGTGGGCAAAGACCAAATGGATAAGTAGTTTGTTCTTCGTGTTTTTCTTTACTGATTTCCTTCTTTCCAATGCTCACTACCTGAAGCATGATGTTCGTGTAGAGGTAACTAAAGATACCTACTATGGCTATGTCATGGAAGGCGGTGACGTGGAGATGTGGGTACGTGACTACACATGGTACATCAGGGTAGCGTTACTGCTACTGTTGCCTATCATCATGAGCATCACAAACTACAAAGCATCAAAAAAAGAGATTGCAGGGGCAGTAATCTATACCGTCATTGCCTTTAAAGATTGTGTTGACTTTTACCGAAACCACAACACCACAACAAGCCTTACCGATTATACGATATTATTCATATCTTTAACACTTGTTCATGTTTACTTTTCACAAAAACAAAAGGTATGACAGAATACATCGCAATCAGTTCTTTAGGTTTACTCCTTCATTGGCTAACCGAACTATCCATAGCATACAGGAAAACAAAGAAGTACAAAGTGCATTTTAATTGGGGCTTATTCCTTGAGGAAAATCTAATCAACTTCCTTGTGTGTGTCACAAGTTCGATAGTGATATTCTTCCTTGTGGACGTGGAGCAGATTAAAGCAATGACCTTTCCCTACTTTAAATTCCTTCGCATGGACACCATCTTCTTCCTTTCAGGCGGCATGATGGGTAGTTACATTGTTAACCAAACATTAAAAGTGATAGAGTTCATGTTTCGGTTCAACAAAAAGTGAAAATATTTAAATACCTTTGATTAACGAAAAAAGCAAGTACCATGATTCAAATAGGTGAAGCAATAGACCAAGCAAAGATCATCAAGGACATGATTAAGTCCCCTGAATTTTTAGCGGCAAAACAGGCTATCAAAGACATCACCCCTGAATCCACAGGAGATGAAAAGGTAGAGGCTGTAAAGAACATCATCCCATTTTTACTTCCGATAGCTGAATTTGCAAAAGCTATCTTAGGAAAGAAAGGGGATAATACCGTTGATGACATTACTGAAATCTTGAACTCAATTTAATACTATGAAAAAGTTTCTTTTAGTTCTTCTTGTTTCGTGTATTTCGTTATTGTCTTTAGGACAACCAACCATTCCAACTGAACCATGTGTTAGATATTTGACACCATGTTTTACTGAATGGACTTCTATTAGTGGTGAGTATCAGCCTGGATATGCCTTCACTTTTTATATGCCTAAGAATGACACAGACACAAAGCGTCCTGTAATTATTTTTTATACAGGTGGTGGGACTACTGACATTGGAAGTCTTTCTAAGTTGTGTATTGAAATAACAAAATTAGGTTATGTAACGTGTGCTGCTCAATACAAAAAAGGAGTAGGTGATGGATTTACAGAGGCAGAACAAAAGGAAGCGGTAATAAACACATATACCCTTATCAGGTACATAAGAGAGAACGCAACACTATTAGGTGTCAAGAAGAAAAAAATGTTTGGTTATGGAACAAGTGCCGGAGGTATAACATGGATAAATGCAGGTATAACAGCTAACAATACAGACATTCCATTTTATGCAGGTATTTTTGTACCCAATATAAAAGGTTCATTGATTGCTACTGCATCTAATAGTGCTGCTGCAATAGGTGCTTATTTTTATTTGATTAATCCAACAGGTGTTCAAAATAATTTTTATAACGGGGGTAAAGACCCTTTAATCCCCTGGCAGCAAGCACAAGCAACATACGAATTTCAATTATCTGTCGGCATCAATTCATTGTTTCATCTTTATCCAAATAGCGCACATGGTGTAGGAGAACATGATGATATGTGGTATAACCCTGAATATGGTATCATACCAACATTTTATAAGAAGCTAAACATCAAAACACCGAAGCCATAAAAAAAGGAAAGTGCAGCATTACCCACACTTTCCCTTTTAATTTCGTGCTTATCACTTCTTCTTTAAACAGATAGCGTAGGTGCTGATTTAGTTGCGATACAGCGTTCAAAGAACTCCATTGGTGTCATATTACATTCTGTAAGGTATTCATGGATTGTATCAAGGAACTCTATGATGTCCACGTCCATGTGCTGTGATACACCTATTTCATATAGTTCTTTGATCTTTTTGAGGTTGCCTTTGGGTGCTTCCTTTTCTTCTTTTGCTTTTCGGGACTGTACGGTTAATCCGTCTTTCTTTCCTTCATCAATCGCTTTTATTGCTTTTTCAACGGCAATAGTATCACTCAATTCATTTGATGGTTTACCGTTGTTTTTAGCTTTCGCTTCTTTTTTTGATTCCGTCAAAATCACAACGGCTTCTGAACTTTTCAAATCACCTGCATAAACACTTTCCCGAATTGGGTCAGGTGCTTCGGCAATGGATAACATTTGAGAAACAAAGGCAGGGGATTTTCCTATCCGCTTTGCAATCTCATCATTTGATTTGTTGTGGTTGTGCTTTAACCTGTAAAACAGTTCACACACTTCCGCTTTGGTAAGATTCTTATTGTCCTGTGTTTGGTACACGTCAAACAACCTGTCCTCAAGACGATACCCTTTTTTATGCAAGCGAAACGGCACACGAAACTCATCATCAAGCAGACTTTCCGATATAGCCATTTGTATAGCCCTGTTACGCCTGAAACCATCTGTCAGCATGATTACCCCACCTTCACCCCGATAACCCAACAGAATCGAATTACCTACCCATCCTGACACAATGGATAGTTTTAGTGCTTCAATGTCGCCATAATCCTTTCTGATGTTAAATGTTTCATCGGCAATGACCATTTTAGGGTCAACCCAATAGATGTCTGATTTCTGTTCTTTTTGCAGTTTGTTTTCCATGATGTGAAATTTTAGTTTAGGTTTAAGAAAGGTTTTTATTTCGTGAAAAGCTATTGATTACCTGAATGCAAAAAATCCAATTTCTTTGAGTTCTGCAATGGTTGAATGTATGGGTGTATCACTGCTACCATGTAAAAAATATGCTTTAGCAACAAAGTGAGTAGGCGCATCTGTCATAATATCATAAAAAGACCCTGTATGTCCATCAGGAATACGATCATAACATTCTCCTGTATCAACTGAAATATAAACTTTGCGAACTTTTGGTTTTTCAGGTTCAATAGTTTGTGTGGCAGGTGGGTACGTTTCCGATTTCAGCACAACCTCATCACCTAATATTGATAGGTTTTTATGTGCTTCTGTAAAGGCATCTATAGCCTCCTGTTCATTTCTTTTAAAGAGGTCTTTATTAGATTGCCCTTCAACGGATAGGCGTACTATAAACCATTTTCCGTCAATATCATTCCGGCTGATTAATTCTAATTTCTTTGTCATGATGAAGTTTTTTATTTCGTGAGTATTGATTAAGCAATTATTTTGCACCATCCTAAACCAATAGATGTGCTTTTTCTGTTTCCGTCAAACAATACATATAAGGTGGTATATTGAGTATTGCTTTCTTTTATTCCTGTAATTACTCCATGTTGTTTTTTGCCTCGTTTAAATACGTAGCAAGTCGCTTGTACCCTTTTGCCTATTAGGGAATTTATATTTGATTCCATTGGTGAAGTTTGTTTTTAATTTCGTGAATATTAAAATCTAATGCAATTATCAATTCTTTTTGTGAGCCGTTCTAATTTTTTCGACCAACCACATAAAACAACCTACGAACAAAGCAAAAGGTCTGATTAATCTTTTCAAAGGCAATAATGAGGGCAATTAAAAGCACCCATTTAAAGGGGTTGTTATACTCCTGCATGTGATTTCATTTTAAAGGTAAAAGGAACAATTTTGTACATAGCCCGATCAGCAATTAAATTCAGTTTATACCTACACAAAGAATACTCTCCGAAGCAAATCATTTCTTTTGTAGGCAGATAGACTAATTTCCACTTGTCCGGCATGTGTCAAAGTTTTTTAAAATCCGAGTTAAGAAAGTCCAATGTTTTCATTTCGATCTTTCCCATCATAGGTGAATCAATACTTACCGTATCAGCCCCTATTCTTTTAAGGTTGCCTGTTACTATCCCTCCGTTAAAATGGAAGCTGTAATAGCCTGTATGAAGGTCAGAGGGGCGTTTATCTGATTGCCTGGATTGATTAAGGAAATGTTCGTGGTACATGGGTATGTTGTTTAATTGCGTGAAATTTGGTTATCTTTTCTTCATGTAGAAGATAGTAAGTTATTGGAGTTTGAAAAGGTGATTTATTGCTGAATGAGTAACGATTGCGTAGGTTTCTTTCTGGTATCTCATCGTTTCAACAGTTACGGCATAATCAGTAAATAAATCCCATTTAGAAAAGTATCCAGCCTTTATTATAGCACGTTTAGTTTTTACTCCGGCATTCCTTGTTTTAGCATCTTCATAGTGGATTAACAAAGGGGTGCGACCACTTACACAAGTTTGTATAAATTCAACAGTTTTCATGATTGCGAAGTTTTTAGTTTAGTTATCAATTAGTTAGGAATTAAGCAAAAATTGGAGGGCTTTTATTTTGTCCTGATGATCT